CTTTCGTGAAAAATAAGTTTATAGTCTTCAAGGGTTTTTTGAAGATATTCTTTTGGGAGCAAAGATAGCAAACGAGGTAAGTTTTCAATAAGAAATATCTTAGGTTTATAATGTAAGATTGATTGAATTACTAGATTCAGGGATTTATTCTCTTGGGGATTGCCCAATTCTTTTACTTTTGAAAGCCTCATAATAGAAGATGCTCCACAGTCTGGACTTGAAAGTATGATGTCTGGCTTACAATCTGGGAAGGTTTCATCTTTATAATAGGGTATACCACCAAAGTTCAATTTCCACTGCTCTAAGCCTTTAGTATAAAATACTCCTCGAATTTCTATATTAGCTATCAAATTCTTTCTAAAAGGGAACAAAAGGATGCCTGCACCAGCAGACACCCCTAATACTTTTAATTTTTTCATTTCTTGTAGCTTCTCAATTTAATGTACTTAATCCAAGCAAATGGCTTACGGTCTTCCAAATAACTCAGATTCTTATCATTGTTGTGAGCTTCTTCTTCGAAACTTACATCATGATACCTTTCATTCTGTTTATCCCACTTGGCAAAGCACCTGATGATTATGTATTCGATAATATACCAGAGATAGAAGAATCCAAAAACCAGGGCCACTACCCACCAGAAGGATATATCAAAGGATAACCAGAGTATGATACCGAGTATCAAACCCGCTATACTACACTCAATCTGCTGTATCTGATGAATACACTCATGATTGATATCATCAGGTTTACACTCTTCTATTTTGTGTTTGAAGAACGAGTTATACACCAGAGTAATTGCTTTGTAACTGGGGAAAAGGAATACCTTTGCTACCCAGCTGTTAAAGTGACATCTTTTCATAATTTATCTTTGAAGTTTTCGTAAGCATTTCTTAGTTTTTGGTCGTAGGCATTCTGGGCATATCCAGGACCATTGTATTTTCTGGCAAAGCCAGCCCAGTCCTTTTCTTTGAGATTACTCAAACAACCAGAGTTTTTCATGAAATAATACATGAGTTCTAGTTGATTTGCATGAGATTCCGACACTTTGTGAACAAATTCGAAGACATCTTTACACCCACAGAGGTTGTGATTGAAACCCATAATCTGGAACATACCCCAACTTGCAGACTTCAATGCACATTCTTCGTCAATTTCTTTGGCTAATTCGAGTCTTTTGTACTCGTGTACACCTCCCAAGTACTTCGATTTATCCCATTTAGGGAAGAAAATCGTAGAATATCTCTTACAAAGGTAAGCTAAATCTCTGTCAGGGAATTTCTTATGTACTTCTTTGTACATAATGTGACCCTCAAAGAGAATTTGAGGCCTACCGTCAGCTAAAAACCCGTCTCTACCGGCAGCTTCCACCAATTGGACAGCTTTCAATAGGGCAGGTTCTAAACCTAAGCGAATAGCAAGGTCTTTAATCATTTCATTTGTTAGTTTATCCATAACTTATCAGTTTTAATGGTTCAATTTTAGTAACAAAAGTATTGCTTATAACCCATTTTCAATATGTTTCGAGGTTCTATTATCATATATAACTTATAAAATAATGCAATATGGACAAGAAAAATGAATGCCAGATATGTGGCAAACCAATTAATTTAGAGGAATTCGATGAAACTAGAGAGATTCCCCAACTTATGGCAAGAAAACAAGTTTGTTTTAAATGTGCTTTTTGGTTTAATCGATTAGCTTATGATAAAGAACTTGAAAAAGAGAAGAAAATTGCCGTAATTACTCCCGATTATTCCCATTGGATAACTAGAATACCGGGAAGTATTCTAATGGTTCCTTCTGCTTTTGGTGGTATTTACCAAACTAAACTCCAACCAGTAAACACTCTGGGAGTTATTGATGAAGATCGAGAGAAGCTTTTCATTATCCGTTATAATAACATCACTCACCAAGGCACTATACCAGAACATCTAAGAAAGCTTTTTAAAGTAAACGGAGTAATTCTATCTCCACAGGAATACAAAATGCTAGAAGATTACCGAGGCAATGCCTATGAATTTATTAAAAATATGATTGATAATGCAATAAATAAGAAATAATTTCGTATATTTGCATAAAGAAAAATTCTTAATAAATAAAGATATGAAAAAAGAAAAGAAAGAAATCAAAAAGCTTAAAGAGGGGGATGAGGTTCTCTTCACATTATCTGGAAGACCCATCATTGAGAAAGTTACAGTGGAATCTATTGATAAAAAAGGTGGATTCGCAATGCTCAGTAACCGAGTAAAAGTTGCAAGAACCTTGGGTCCTGATGATACATACCCAAGATTGGATGGGCAAAAGGGAGAAGTTCGTCCGCTTACCGAAGAAAATGAAAGAGTATTCCTTGCATATAAGGCCTATTTCTCAATTAAGAGAAACATAGAATTACTTGATAAAGGGATGAGAAGTATGAAAGATTCGAAAGCTTTCGATATGATGATTGAATTTGATAAGAAACTTACCAAGATTATTAACAAATACCTCAAAGAACAATGACTACAGTATTAGCGATAATTTACTTGGTATGTTTGCCATTCACGGTATTTTTTGTAAGGGCTTGCTTGGATTATTTACCCTATACTCACAAAATACACTCTCTCGTTTTATTCATCTCGGTATGGATAGTATTACCTCTATTTCCAATTTATCTATTAATCAAATACCTAAAATATAGATTACTATGAGATACTTTTTTGACAGAGATGGTAATTATGCTGGGTCATCAATGCAAGGGTGGGAGATTCTTCTCCTACTCTTGTTCCCAGTTGCTCTAATAATCTTCCTCGTATTCTTACCTTTCTATGTATTTCATAAATACAGTTCTAGAGAAGAGGATAAAAAATACGAGGAAGAACATCCAGAAATACTAAAAGTAGATTCTTATATTACCTGCTGGTATCCATGGCATAGATATTCTGTTGCATATACACTGGCTCTTATATTCTGGGTAATTGCTTTTATAATTGGGATATTATCTTAATACAGGTATTAAGTTGGAGCTACCCAATAAAAATTCAAATCTAATGGATATTTTTTAGTGGGGTTAAACCTACTGGAGAGTATAGGAGTATCACTGCTAGCAGAGGGAGTTGAAACTTTTGTAAGAGTATAGGAACCCAATCCAGTTGTTTTTGTTGTAAAGTATGAATTACTTGGTAAATTGTAGCTAGGACTAAAAGCATTACCATTCTTATCAAGGCAGGACCAAGACAACATTTCGAAATTTCCCGGGTACAGGTTAGCAATATAGACATTAATAGCATATCTATTTTGATTTACTATCCAATTCTTATTTCTGTTACCATCAGCCATAGATCCACCTTCGCCACTAATATTGGTAGTAACCTTAAAAAAAGCACTCGTGTCTACTCCATTGATGGTTATAGGATTAAAACGTATTTCCCAATATTCTTTTTCTTCGGGAGTAGTAAGGTGTAGATTTATTTTATTACCAGATTCATTTTGTGTAAGTACACAAAGCCCAGAAGTACCGTCATTTTGTGCAGTAATCTGAATACTATTGTTACTCTTGTCTTCCTCCAGAAGATAATCCGAGGTATTATTGATACTAGCAGAATAACCAACTCCAATAACCCCGGACAATTTGCCATTTACATACTTACTCTTTTGAGATTGTATTGTCCATCTCTCAGAGTTACCCTGTCTTATTTCTGCATATACATCTTTGGTGGATCCCCCCCCCCATCCCTAATTTAAGAACTTTATTTTCCATAATGTATAATGTTTTTAGATTGATACTGTTCCTCCTGCACTTGGTACTATAAATGACCCCTCTGATATCCAGGTAGCACCTGATTTAGTATATACAGCTACTTTATCTCCAGTAGTACATTCTATTCGAGAACCAGGTTCTGAGTCATTGGCATAGAATGGAATCTTCATAGTAGTAGTACCAGTTGCTGAGAGACCCTGTATATACATCTGACCTGAAGATGGTGTATTCTGTGGCCTAGCTCCCCTGCCAAAGAGATAGTAGCCTGTACCTGTGGGCAATCCAGAGAGAGTGAATGTTGAAGCCACTTGTGACTTCTGAGTAACTGGTATACTAAGGTTAGCATCCCCACAGGTTAAGAAGATATGCCCTGAACGGTTAGCTCCAGTTTGATTACTCGATAAAGCGGTCAGGGATAACATGTAATGGTTCTCAAGAGTACCCACTGGGGCAACGGATACTGAGCACCAATCGGGAGCATTACCCACATGGGGAGTTTCTGGCTTTTTAGACCCATCACTACCCTTTAAATAGGCCATCACAAGGATTTGAGCAGTATTATATTTATCACTACCTAAAGGCAATGTGTTTGAAACCATTTTTATGTATCCACTATAGGTTACACCAGCCTCTTGAGTTACTGTGAGATTGATTTTGTTATTAGACTCATTTTGGGTAAATGTCAGAGTAGTAGACCTTGAGGACCCAGTATTTTTTGAATAGTTAATTTTTACATCTAAGTAACCATCTCCAACGGTAACTCCTCCCCAAGTAGCCCAACTTACGGAGGCTGAGCCCAAAGTACAAGAGGGTGTAGAGGTTGAAGCTACTTTGCCATTTACCAGTTTCCTTTTGAGGGAAGTGATACGGTAGGTTATAGTACCACCCTCTGAAGATACAGTATCTGTACCTGTATCTGTAATTGCACGTGCTAGTTTGAATAATGTTTCTTCCATATCTTTATAAGTTTTTGGTTTATAGAAAGAACTTTGATATTGTAATCTACCAGAGGGATAATCCGAAGTCTATGATATTATATAATCAATATAAAGAATTATGAGAAAGTATCAGTATCAGATTTACTACCATACAAGCAGAGGAAGGTACTTCATTAAGATTAGGTATTCCTTCCTGGGATTGGTGTTTTGGCTTACACTTAGAGATAAGTATTCGAGTAATATAGAAACCTTCCTTGATAAGGATAAGGCAATTGAAAGGGCAGAAGATTATTTAAGATATTTATACCTAAAGAGAAAAAATAGTAGGGTGTTAAAGGTTACTGGGAGAATAGATATTACCAGTAGGTTAAAATCAGTGAGGGAGGATTATTAAGATGGTGAAGGTTGAAACAATTAGGAATGATAATGAAAAGAGGATTCTTAAATGCCAAGAAGATAATCGGATTTGGTATCAGATATGGATTACCCAATTGGATATGAATTGTATAGAAAGGTACTTTGATGGGTATGGTGAAGTTAAGAGATGGTGGTTAAGGAATCTTCAACAGTATTATGTTTTCTTTTATGAGAAGAAAGGTGGTAAGGTTCGAGGAGTTCTTGGGAAAGATAGGACTAAGGATTTAATTCGTGCTATACTTTAATTAGTTGCCAGAGACCTAACATCCCTGGCTTCTTTGTGTGTTATGTGAGCATGTGTGGTTGTGGGATATCTAGGTATGCCCTTAATACGAGGAGTGATTTTTGTGTGGTACTAAAAATGTGTATTTGCCTTCAAGGTACCCCTTAATGTGAGGGCTTCGAAAGTTGTGGTACTAAAAGGGGAGTACGGTTCCCTTAAATTTAACATTTGAAAATAAAAAGTAAGGGACAAATAAAATTTTGTCCCTTTGCGCTTTCTTAATTATCTATTAAATGATTGTTTAAATTTTCTTCAAATTGTTCGTTTAAACAATAACATAAGTATAATAAAAAAGTTTTAAAAGAAAATTTTTTATAAATTGTATATTCAACTTCATTTAAATATTTCATGCTTATTTGTTCAATTAGTAGAAATTGCTCTATATTAATTAATTGAAAAGTTTGCACGTCAATAATAGTAGATATTATTCTATGATTTGATTTTAAAAGAATATAAACTACAAATAAAGCACTAACAAAAACAGCTAATAAGATAACAAACAAAATTAATAACATAATAATTTTATTTTTATGATAAGGAGTAAAATTTTACTCCTTATCTGATTTTGTTTTACTTTATTGATTTTTTCACAATTTCGAGACCTTTTATTAATATCTCTTTCTTTTCTTCTTTTGTATTCTCACTTGCAATAGAATTAAATGAAAAATCATTTATAACATAGACTTGTTTATAAAAGTCTATAAAGCCCTCAATTAGTTTTTTATCTGCATTTGTTGCAATCGTTGAAAGAAAATTGAAAGTAACATTTCTGAACTTTTTTCGCAAAGATTTGATTTGCTTTTCGTTTGCACCCTCAAAAAGTTCTTTTTTGTAAATTTCTGTTTTTGTCCCTAAAGGAGTTTTGAAAAGACCTGCATTTTTTTCTTTAACGCTTTTCAATACGTCTAAAGCAATTAAACTATTTGCTTTTGCGTTTGCACTTGCTTTTTCTACATTCACTTTGTTAATTTGATTTTTCATAATAAAATGCTTGAAAGTTTTATTATTTATTATTTTTATTACCTTTTCAAATAGACCTTCAAGACTTTTTAAACTATCCTAATAAGGTATTATTTATTTCGTTTCTGTATTGCAAATATAAGAACTATTTTTTAATCTACAAAATTTTTAGAGAATTATTTTCTTAAAAAGTTTTAAATAAAATCTTTCAAATATCTTTTTGTTTTTCTCACATTGCAAAGATACGGACTTTATTTTAATCTACAAACATTTTCAAGAAAATTTTTTGAGAAAATGAATATTTTTATTTTCAAAATTATTTTTGTGAAAAATCTATAAATTCAAAAATTTATTGCACCCTAAAAAGGACTTAATTTTTGCACTTAATTTTGGGGGTTCACAAGGGGAATCTTCGCACGCCTTGTAGTGGGCATATATGATATGTATATGGATATTCCTATATGGCCTATGCCTGTCCTCTAGGAAGTGTGTTATATACCTGTATATTGAAGGCCATTAATGGACTAAGGTGATAAAGAATTAAGGCCCTTAAGATATATCCCTCTATAAAACCCCTTGGTCCTAATTCTATAAGGCCATATATGGACTATGGTAAGCCTATGGGGAAATGGGTTTCATAGATTAGCCTATAAGGGCTTACTAAGTTAGCGTAAGTAAAAACCCAGGTACCTTAGTTAGGCTCTGGGTTAGGTAAATTAGTCTAGGCAAATAGTACTGTCTGAGTCTAGGATTATTATATGGTCTGATTGGTATATAATATCCGATGAAACCCATTTTAGCTTATTGGGTTGGTAGGTTATTATACCAGTATAGGCATCATATAAGAAAGTATGTAAGCCCTGGGATAAATCTAAGTTATTGATTTCCTGTTGTTCCTCTAGAGTCCAAGTGTCTAATGAGGGATCCCTGAGGATTTGAATTAGGTATTCGAAATTAGTTTCCATTGTAATAAGTATTTATAAGATTAGTATTCGCAATATTCTCGTTCAAGGAATATATTGAGATGTTTGAAAAGTTTGATACCTGGTATAGGACCATCCTTCTCTTCGTCCCAGGTAGTGTATTCTATTAGAGGTTTATCATAGCCTTCGATTTCGGTAAGAGAAATTACCCAGGTTTGATTTGGAGTAAAATCTTCGATAAAAGCCTTAGTAAAGCCTTGAATGATTCTAGAATCCTCATTGGAGAGGGCCGTAAGGAGATGGGTTAATCGGGTTTGTAATTCATCTAATTTCATACGTTTATTATTTAAAATGTTATTATTACAATGCAAATATAAGAATAATATATTATATATGCAATAACCCTAATTGCCTTATGAGGTACCTAAGAGCCTTGAAGGTTAGATTGCCTTTATCCCTCTAAAATCCCCAGGGGCCATTAATGGAGATTGCCATTTACCTTCCCTACCTATAACTAATATATAATAACTAATGGCTCTAGGCAATCAAGGTACCCCTAAATCACAAAATTGTCCTAGAATACAAAAGTTAATGCTAATATAAATACTAAGCAAATAAATTACAGAGTTACTAGGAATATTACCTAAATATGCCCCATGAAGGCCTTAAATCCTATAAACCATTTAGCCTTGAAACCTAATAATTTAATTGCCTTGATCACAAATCCTATTGCCTAATCCCAGTACTTATTATATAATATATACTAATATAAAGGGCTCTTAGGGGTAGGGGATTTAGGGGCCCCTAATGGTCGGATTTATTTGCCTTTTTAGGCCTTTTTGAGTTTGCCTTTAAAGTGTGTAGTAGAGCTATATAGTATAGTGGCTATAGTGTAGTTGAGTGGCTTTGTATAGTAGAGGGGTTATCACTTGCCTTGTTTGCCTAAATCCCCAAAACCCCCGGCGAGGTACCTTGATATGTATTATGGTATATTGATTATGTATGTAGTATAATAAGGGGTATATGTGTATTAGGTATTTTATTATATGTACCTTAGTTAGGATGGTAGCTTAGTTAGGCTCTATATGATTTTCTTTTTATTTTTGTGTTGGGTAGGGGAGTATTGGGTTATAGGTGGGTTAGTATAATCCTATATGTGTAGGATACTAAGATTAGTGATGAGGTGTATAGGATTAATATTAGGATTTGTGATATTATATACCTTAATTTGTTTGTTGGGTGGTGGTGTTTGTAGGCTTGGTATATTTTCTCATTGCGTATGAGGGTTAGGATGGTGCCTACGGATAGTATTATTCGGATTATGTGATAGATGATATTCATGGTAGTGATATTATATCGATTATGGTTATATCTGTTAGGTTTACTTTAAGGATCTCTCTTAGCTTTAGCCTTATGTAGGTACTATGTTTATGCCATGGGTTTATTTCTTGTTTGGGGTAGCGGAGGTAGGTATTAAGTTCCTCGGTTCTGTACACTACGTTCATTTCTTCGCAGAAGCCTTCGGTAGTCCCAGGTAATGGTCCCGGGACTTCGAATGATACTAAGAATCTACCTGATGTTAGCATGGCTCTAGTTCGTTAGTTAGGATTCTTATATCGGTTAATTGATTCATATATTCCTCTTCTGAGGATATGTCAAGGCATTTGCATGCTATGTAGTGACCGTACATGGATATACCTGATTCGTAGCCTTGGTCTTCATTTAGGAAGTTGGCTAAAGGTATCTTGTCTACTGAGCATATCCTCTTCAGATGTCCTGGTAAGGTTTCTGAATCTTCATAAAATACAAAGTCATAGGTATCTGTATTATCGGTCATTGTAGCAAATATCTCTATGAGCCAGTTAAAGTCCTCTAAAGGTACGTTGTCTAGCCATTCCCATCCGATTGGGTAGTTGTTTATTGTTACGATTGATTCCATGATGTTAATTGAGTTGAGGGTTAAACATTTGTTTTGGTTGGCCTAATAGGCAGCAATGAGGATAACCTGCTTCATCGAGGATTCCCAGTATAAGATATCGATTGGTATCTCTGGGAATTTCGAAATAGAAAGCTGGTTTCATGTCGCCATCTATGAATGTAAAAACTATCTGAGTGTTTTCTAGTAACCCATTTAGTTGTACATGAGAAAGGTAGTTATAGATAGCTTCCCTTTGATTTCTTGGGTTTTTATCCCATGAGATGAGCATATCGTCATACCAATTTGGATTATCGCATAGCTTTTTAAGTTGTTGTTGAATATACGGTGTCATGATTTGAAGTAATAATATAAGTCCTCGATTAGTTTATCCTGTTCTTCCCATATAGTATCTGATACTACGTATTCTGATACGAAATAGTTATAGAAAGGCCCAAATAGTATTTTTAATACTATGTCCTTGAGTTCGATATTGAGTTGTTCCTCTTCTTCGGTAGAACTGGGTTTGATTGCCTGAAGTTCTGCCTTATAGGATGCCGTAATGGCATCCTTTAGGGTTTGAATATATTCTGGGTTAGTTTCCTTGAGAATACTTAATTGTGATTTGAGTTCTTTACTTATCATGGGGCTTAGCGATTATGGATATGAATCCTTGTGGATATTGAGTATAGAATAATTGATAGTTCCCTGTGGGCAAGAAGACTTGCATTATGTTTGCAAGTAATGGGTAGATTTTCCATTGGTTTTCCTCTAGAAACTTGTCCCAGGCTTCTGATTCTTCGGGATAATTTCCAGAAAGTTGAATGTGATATTCCTTTTGTTCCGGGATAAATAAATTGGTTACTACCTGAATTTCGTCTGATTCCTTTTTGTATTGAGTAATAGGATACCAGATGCCTTCGGTTTTCCATTTATTGAGTTGGAACAAGGACATGCCCTGTTCCAATACGTTTAAGAGTTTATATAAGTTTACCATAGTGATTATTTATTAAGTTGTCTAATGAGTTCTGATGCAGCCAGGGAATCAAAGAGTTGGGTTTCTCTTTTGTCTGATTCCCATTTTTCGATAGCATTATAAATGTTGGTGTATTGGGATATCATGTCATCGTCTTGTTCCTCATCTTGGATAAATTCCCGGAGATGTTTTTTGAGTCCAGTTATAATGTAATCCTGATGTTCTGGAGTTAATTGAGGAACTCCGAATAGGATAGCCTCTACCTGTGAAGGAGAATAATCATAGTATTGGTCGTCGGCACCTTTTGTTAAATCCATGTGGGAAGTAATGTTTTCCTTTAGATTTTCGAAAAGAGCTTCCTCTGAAGTATAAGTGATGATATACCCAGAGATATAGGCAGCAAGAGGATCATTGTCTAAGTCGATTGAATAGATTGAATTAGAGTTATCCTCGTTAATGTGAATACCATCGGTGTAATCATAAGTGTAAAAAGGATGAGAAGCAAGCAGTTCTCGGATGGCATCTAAATTTTTTAATTCTTTCATAATGTCTATATTAAAAATGTTAGTAATTTGATTTCTTATGCAAATATACAAAATTATTTCTAAACTTGTTTCTATAATTACTTTTATTTTTATAAATAAAGAGGTTCTGGGAGGTGTTTTGAGTGCCTCCCAGAGGGTTTTGTTAATATTGCCCTGTCATAGTAATGATAATGAAAAGGGATTCATCATTGAAATGTACCTGGATAGTATCTCCATATGAGTTTGACATGTAATGATGATTATGGTTAAGTTCTTTTAATGGGTGATGTTCATCCCAATGAGAATTAATGAATTCTATCACGTATTGTTCAAAAGCATCGGATTCTCTGCAGTAGGTTTCTACCTTTTCGTCATCGTCTATAGGATACTCCCGGAATTGGAGATTGAGAGTTCCCATGTATGATTCATCCGGATTTGAGATTTCGTTAACTGATTGAGCAGTGTAACCAAAAGCATCAAGAGTTCCATCAAAGTAACCCATAATGTGATTTGAGATTTCGTTAATAGTTGTCATAAGAAATAAGTTTTGTGACCCCGTTCAAGGTCGGTTAATAATTATATTTATTTTTCTCTTATGCAAATATAGAAATAATATTTTAAATATGCAATAATTAAGGGAGCCCAGATGTTAGTGTTTCTGAACTCCCTGAGGTATATTAACTGATTGGGGGATTAGTATAATTCATCGGCCAGTATTGGTTCCTTAGGCTTATTTAATTTCTCCTTAGAACGTCTGGTAGCCCAATTCTCGTAGGGTTTGTAACTAAAGGTACGAGTTGTTTCATCGTATGCAGCATATACCATTTGTTTACGGGATATTCTCCTCCCGTAAGTTTTCTTAAGATTAGCAAACCAATCTAGATACTCCTGTAAAGAGTTAAAGATTTCTTTGTGCCCGTCTAAATCATTTTTAGGACGGGTTTTCCATGTTGCTTCTATATAGCATTGGTGTAAAGTGATTGAAATAAAGTATCGGCACCAGCTACCACCAAAGATAGTGCCCGTGGAGAATTCTATCTCCCGAGCAACTAATGGACTAACGTTATACTTTGTCATGCGATTGAGAAATTAAGTTGGAAAATCCAGTTGTTTCTATCGAGTTGATTGAATGATATGAACCTCCCATCGTTATCGGTAAATTCATTCATGAATTGAACTGCAGCAGATGCTAATTGCCCCTTATAGGGATTAGTATCGGCAGTTATTATTGATTCGAAAATGAAAGAATAATAGGTAGTATCATAGATTTGTACCTGATTAATATCCAAGCAATTGAGTTTGTAATCATCCTCTAGTTTGATTAAGAGTCCCATTAGGAAATTAAGAAGACTACCCTGTTCATCAGAGTCAAGTTCAAATGTAGATTTCTTTTCTAAGAAATTGCGAACTACCTTATTTAGTTCGTCTGCCTGATTGTAAGTTACTGAGTTCGTTTTCATATTTTTGTCTATTTTAAAATTGATATGCAAATATAAGCATTTTTATTTTTATAGAAAAATATATCTAATTTATTTTTAGGGAGGCTGAGGATATGTACACGCTATGAAAGGCAGTCTAATCCACTGCCTTTCAATTATTAAGGTAATTGGGGAGTTAGCAAATATAGAGCCTCTCTTATAATTGAACTCTCCATAGGTTCTAAAGAGGGTTCCTTGTTCATTAGTCCACCTTTCTTCTTTTCGTTTTCAAATACTTCATGTATGGCTTGCTTTAGTTTAGTAGCTAATACCTCTGATAACTCCTGAGATTTAAGAGAGATAAGTAACCCTTTTCGTATTTTCTCAATATCTTGGTCATTCTCAGTAATGGGTTTTGCTTCTACTAATTCTTGTATACCCGAGGAATATTCATCTAACCGTTCATATCCCAAATGTTGTAGGTCATTAATGAAGATACTGAATTCATCGTAAGTAAGTCTAGTATCAAAACCTACCCCATGGTATAGTTGTACTAAAGGTGTAAGGATTCTCCTCAATGTATTGAAATCCTTTAGGTGGTCTAATTCTATTTCGGACCTAATAGGTACTTTATATACCTTTTCACCCTTCAGTACTACTAACAGAATCATTAGTCTTGGTGGTAGTCTTTTCTCGTTCATAAGCAAGTTTTTGTATTACAAGTTGTACATAGGTATTTCTTTCCTTATATATGAACATTACCGAGAGAAGTATCTCATGTTTCGGTAATATCATCTGTATGAAATTGCCTGGGGCAATTACTGTAGCTACTACTGGAGAACCCTCCTGAGAGAAATTGTCCAGTATCATTTCTGCCCTCTTAATGGGTTCTGGTTTTGTTGGGTCCAAAGTTAGGACTGGAGCAGTTATACATTCCTTGATACCTTGTGTTAAGGCATTATATAACCATTCATCTTTTATATCCTCTACTTGGAGGTTTTTCATTGTAATCATATCCTAAACCTATTTAGAGTCCATACACCCAGGATATTAGAGAATACCCATAGTTCCCAGTTTTTGTAAAAGTTATAGGGTTTACTGAATTGAGATGTTTGAAATATTATCTGATTTGGTGTTCTAGATAACATTTCTGCATGGCAAGTTAATACTCCAGAAGATAATTGAGCTTTAAAAGCTTTAATAATATCTTCATCACTTTTAGTCTCTAATGAGGTAAGCAATTTAATAAATTCTACCTCTACACCTTGAGACATGTTTACATTTCTGAAGGCAAACTTTTCTTTATTTTCCATATTCGTCATTTTTAGATAAGAACTCTTGAGCTAGTTCATCTTGAGTTCTTTCGATTATGTTCTTTACGATTGTTTTATTTTCTACTCTAGCCCACATACATAGCATGCCCAATTGAGCATCCATATAGCAATCTATAAGAGAGGGGTCCTTTCTAAATACGTCCCATTGTTTTACGAAATTGGTTCGAACCAAATCCCTATAACCCTGGTCTGATATACCTTCTTGGTCTATATAAGCAGATACCCTTTTTCTTACTTCTAAAAGGATTTTCTCTAAGCTTTCCGGTAATCTGAAATTTTCTGGTAAGCTATGATATACCAGAGCATTTGGTATCAATTCCTCAAAAGTGAACTGATTATCGAATAGTTTCTTTGGGTATCTACCTGAAAATATCAAGGGTATCTTATACCTTAGCAATGATGGTACTATGTCGTATATAGCATAATGTTTCCGATATTCCTGATAGACATCGAAATATAGATTCTCATCGAATATACCAGATTTCCTCATTATTGCCTGTAAAGTATTATAAGCAGCATTGATATGAGTATTACTCAATTTGAATACTAAGTTGCCATTTTTAATGGAAATGAGTTCACTACAGCATCTCTTTCGTCTAAATAAGTTCATGTGATTAAAATGTAAAGTCAATGTATATTTTCCTTTTTCCCTTGAGAAATTTTTCGTGATTTGAGTCATCATACTTATGGCAAGCATAAGTCTTAGATGATTTATCATAATGGTCTCTTACCCATACTGGAGCAGTATCAGTTGGTTTTAATTTAAAGTATGTACCCTGATTAACCTTGTTAACCCGAGTCTCTTTGTAAGATGTCTTTGGTAGTTCCATATTTTTGTCTATTTTAAAATTGATATGCAAATATAATTCTTTCTTTTTAAATATGCAATATCCGGATATAACTATGGGAGCTTACTATTTCGGAGGAATTGAGATGCAAATGAGCCATCCTCTTTTTCTTCTTCCTCAAAGTTTTCATATTGATATAACTCTGGGTCTTCTTCGTCTGGGTCTATACGCATTTCGATTTCTCTACGTAGTTCATGATGTTCTTTAGAGAATGAAGACATAGCTCCCTTATAATCATCAGTAATTTGCATTAACTCTGCTTTATTAAGGTTAAGACCCTCTTTACTTGTATCTACTCCCTCCTGTTTAGTAGCAACTACTTCGGGTAATGACTTAATGTCATACCTGTCTTCCAATAGTTTAGCCTCTTCTGGTTTATCCAATACCCTTTGTGATTCCAATACGATTTGACGGGCTTCCTCAATAGAAATAGAGTTCTGTTGAGCAATATTGTTCTGTTGATTGAATTGAGCAAATATATTCGTAGTACTTCCTCCAGTGAGATTACGTACGATAGACTGCAATGATGTAGAGGATTCAAGCTTTAATTTAAGGGCCTTTCCCAGCTCGGCAGATATAAACGGTACGTATTTCCCTCCCTGAGATTCTCTTAGGATATTAACCTGATGGGCTATTTCCATACGGTCTTCCAAAGCCCATGCTAGTTGTTCTCCCATTAATGCTTGTAGTAAATCTTCTGCCTTTTCTTTATCCCATATTCTAGAGCTTAATAGCCTATCTCTCATAAATACCCGTATGTAATTGATATCTATACCCATACGATATGAGAATGTATTTATGTCGTATGTGATACCACATAATACACCATTTCCCATTAGCCATTGATTAATGATATAATTATGTATCTTTATCAGAAGTTCATCATTTGGGTTCTTCTGATATTCTAATGCCATTGCAGTAGTCCCCATAGGTCTTGGGAATCTTACCATTTTATTTTCCTTTTCTGACATACAAATGAGATTTTCTGATATCGGAACTTTCATCATAACCCATATACTCTAAATCGAACCTTACATACAGATTCAAAGATAGGTTATAGAAATATCCCTTATATTTTTTCTTACTTACTGATAAATTAAAAGGTTCACCAGAGATTAGGTCCCTGGTGAATACTAAATTACCTTTCCCAGTGATGGGAATATTAAGGCAAAGCTTATAATCCCCTACCTTAAATTTATTCCCATGCAGGTCTGTGATTTCCCTTGCCATAGTTTGCCTTTTTATGGTTCGTAGGTTTTTTGTCTTGTTTACTACGGTTATGGGTTATCCCCTTTTGCTCTTCGATTAATTTCTGAACCTTTGGGAATAACCTTTGCCTTAAAGGAACTACCTGAGTAGCGAAAAAGGCATTCCATAATTTCTGGGTTAATGGTTCTCCTATTTTAAGTTCTGAGATTGCCCAGAATTTAGTTTCGAAATTCTTAACTATTTCCCTAAATCGGTAGTAGTATATATTGCCAGTCTTTTTATCTATCCCAATTGTGGTAGTTTGGCAATAATCTAGAAATTCTTTACCTAATTCGGATATAAACTCTTCCCTTTTAAAGTCATAATTCTCTTGGTCGAGTTTAAATAATTTTACGTAATCGATTGCTTCCATATAGATTTAGTTTGTGATTATTAAACGAGGTATACTTTCATCTGTAATCTGAAATAAGTACCCTCTTACATCATCCTCATAATAAGAGGACCAATATGTTCTTCTAACTCGGAAATTATCAAGGATTGCCCCTTTGGGTACCCCAGTAATAAATAAGCAATGCTTAGGCATCATTGGAGTAATCTCAAATTTCCCATCCTTGAAATTACCATAGGTACCGTAGTCGGGCATATTACCCGTAAATCCAGTATTCTGTAATATGTCTTGAACCAGAGTAGTTTGGGGTATTTCCTTTTGGTTACATTCTATGGTTAACTTAGATTTGCCTATATATAGGTCTTTAACTATTTCTCTAAACATTTGTATACGATTATATGAGTAATACCATTTTTCTTGAAGTAAAGGTTATTCTGTGAACGTTCCTCTAACTTCTTTAATTCTCTTCGAGATTCAGTACAAATTCTATCAGATTTCCTTAATATATCTGATACATTACCCCAGATTGGTGCCATTGGTTCTACTGGCCCTGCATAGATAACCTTATGTTTAGTTTCTATTTGGGGATATTTAGATTTATACTGATATTTGCCTTTGCAATAAAGTACGTTATACTTTTCTGGTTCGTTTCTTTTTTCGTTTTCCATTTTTGTTAGGATTAATGTAATCGGATATTTCATCAAGTTGCCCTAAAAGCAATGCCTGAATGAAAAGGTTTATAGGCCTGAAAAAGAAATTCCTTACGTTATCAGTATTTATATACCAATCGTAAACGATAAAGAACTTCTTAATTTTAGAGTGCTTAAGTGAATGTTGGATTAGATAGGACTTACAACATCGTTTATGTAATTCTACCAATTCTTTGTCCTGCTTAAGCATCTCTTTATCAGAGAAGATAGTGTAATCCATTTTGTATGAATTGAGATGCCCAGGTAATTATCCCGGGCACCTGGTTAATAAAGGTTTATGCAACTTGTTCTGGTTTGAGGACCTTCTTTTTAAAGTCCTCATAGGATTTAGCCGCAGCCTTGAATTCCTTAGAGTTTGTATCTTTGATACGAGCCATTGCAAGTTCCAATCGATGGAGTTCGTTTCGAGTTTGTTGTCTCCATTTCTTCCGAGCAAGTGTATCAACTACATCGGCAGGGTATACGTATTTAACTTCCCGATTAGAAATTACCTGTTCGATGATGGAGGGTTTTTGTTGTTCCTTAACTTCCTTGACAACCTGTTCCTTTTTGGAAGTTTTGGTTTTAGGAGAGAGTTCTACCAATTTAGCATTGGCAAAATTAGTGGCAGCTTCTTGAGCATCTTGTACCAATTCCTTTTTAGTCTTTTTGGCCTTAGGAGCAGAAGCCTTAGCAGTCTTAGAATTTTTAATTCCTTCAAGTTGTTCGGCAACCTTAGTTGCAACCAGGTTAGTAACCTTTGATTCATTCTTTTTCATAACGTCTATATTTAAAATGTTAGTAAAATGATTAATTTCTTTTTCTGATACAAATATAAGAACTTTATTTTAAATAGAAAAATTTTATTTGAATTATTTTCTATTTGCTCGGGTTAATCGGCTAGGAAGTCGAAGATTTCTGGAGGATAGTTAATTTCATCCTCTGGATCATTTATGTAATCTTCATAATCCTCGTTATATTTATCGTAAATGTTATCTTGTGATGTATTTGGTACCCTTGTACATCTTTCAGGATATTTCTTTACGAAGTCATAGGCTTCTTGAGTAGTCATTACCTTGTCTGAGGTAAATTCGTAGGTTACATAGGAATAAGTTTCACCCAATCTAGAAACTTCATATTGCTGGTATCCAGATTTCTCAATCTTATAGATTTGATTTTCTGGAATAGTTTCTATTTCTACCCTATACTTATACCATTGTTTCTTTTGCTCCCTTTCTTTTGGTTTAATACCCATGCTATCTTGAAGAGAGATTAACTTGGTTATTGGACTTTCAAAACGAGAAGGAGCAGTGCTCACTTCTACTGGATGAGTTTTATTCTCACCAATAAAGTAAATCACTGCCCCCAAGGTTACCAGGCCCAATATGAATTTAGTTTCTGAGTTCATAACCTGTAGTTTCGAATTTATTTTTAATGTTCTTTGCAAGGTATTTACCTTTTGATTCTGCTTGATGTAACTCGTTGCAGATTTCATAAGGTACATCATCATAGCGATAAACTCGATTACCTTTAAAAGCAACCCAAAGTTGTTTTTTCTTTGAGTCATAACCAAAGCCCTCAATATTAGAGGATTCGCAAGGAATCATTTCGACTCCGGTGTTCATTTCTACTGATTCTAAGTATTCGTTCTTTTCCATGTCTATATTAAAATTTTAAAAGTGTTAGTTCTGGGTGGAATTTGAGATTTGCCCTTTGGAAGATTGCCCAGGTACCAAGTACTCCCTGAGAATTAGTATGTACCCATTCATCTTCCATTCTGAACAATATGTGAGAGCATACCAGCATTTGGTATTCACTTAGCATATTTATCAGTTGAGGGGTATTCTCCATTTCTACGTATAATTCAATGTGCTCATCTAGTGCTCGAATTATTTCGTCATCCTCAATCTGAAGGAGTTTTTTGATTAAGTCTTGGGCAATGTCATTCCCATTTTTAACATCCTCTTTGATTGAGTTGAGTGATTCAATCTGAATACCAGCAATGAGCTTTACGATGTCTTTTGTTTCCTTGTCCATAATTAAATTTTCTTTATGCAAATATACTAAAATTATTTTATATAAAATACTCTTTTAATAAATACGGAGGTAAGTGTTAGCGGTTCTTGATTTCTTCCATCTTTTCCTTTATGGAGTCTGGGAATATAGCATCGTTTACCCATCTTAGGAAGAATTTAGAAGGCTTCTTTTCGGGACTTAGAAGCAATTGTCTCTGTTCAGTAGAGAACTTAATCCTTTCGGATTCTAACATATACTTGGGAAGTTTAGTGAATTCTGCCTGAGAGAAGGAGATTACGTTTTTACCAACTTGGGCCCTTAATGGTTTCTTCCTTTCCTTATAGAGATATGGGATAATCTTTTTCGAGGGTCCCCCAAGAATGCTAAAACCAAAGATTACCATTGGGTCAAATTTATCTGCTTTTGGGTCCTTAGCCCGTTTGATACATCTTGCCATCCAAGAAAATGAATTGGGATATTGCTTATTGTCTGTTGCTTCTCCCACATCTTTTTTATTAAACTCAAATCCAGGAAAGTGAAATAGAAAATCTTCAGTAAGGATAAATACAAATCCCAATCCCCTAAGATATTTAATGATATCTTGTTGGCTTTTACCCTCTTCAATCATTTTCTCTACATCTGCAAGAATGTCCTCCCTTGGTGATTCCAATTCCTTAGTTGTAGACCCTGCAGGTCTTCCTCTGCCAACATTAGGTGCCTTAGCAGGCAATGTACCAGATAACCTATCTAAGTATTCTTTGAAGTTATCAATATCTTGTTTATTAGTAAGAGTTACTTCTACTCTTATGGGACCGTTATGCTGTACCTTTGGACCTGAATTCATCTCGGTATATGCATCTACCAACCTATCGGATAATGGGGTACCATTCTCTGATAGTGTAGTGATTCTAAGTTTTGGTTTATATACTTCTTGTTCCATTTTCGACTTAATTAGAAAATAAAAGGCCTGAACAATTTTTATATTGCCAGGCCTTCTACCATTATTAACGAATACTCAAAAATATGATAAGTAAAAGTAAAAAGTGCTCTTATTAATCTTCTTCTTTAGCGGCCTTCTTTTTCTTCTTGTCTTTGGCCTTCTTATCTTTCTTATCGGAAGACGGTTTCTCTTTTACCTTTTCTTCCTTCTTTTTCTTAGTTTCCTTTTCCTCCTTAGGAGCCTTACCTGAAGCAAGTTTTCTTTGCTCCATACGGTATTTTTTCTTCTCAGCCGAAGTCATTTCTCTGCCATCGATGAGAGGATAATCGTATTTGGTAGCTGTTCTACCACCATTTCCTTTCTTTTCCTTTTTCTCTTTGGCAGACTTCTTCTCATCTTTTTCCTTCTTCTCTTTTTCCTTGAGTTTTACCAATTTCTTGTTGTTCTCTTGGTCAGCTTCAGGATAGGCAGCAGCAACTTTGTCTCTTTCCTTATTGAGCTTGTTTACAAGTTCGGTAACCTTTTTACCATGTTTCTTGTCTTTGGTCCAATCCTTAGTAGGGTCCAACTTGTTCTCTTTAAGGTAAGCATCCAAAGCTTTCTTAGCCTTTGTGAGTTCCGGAGTCTTGGATTCCGATTTACTCTTCTTTTCGTCTTTCTTAGCCATTTTCATTTATATTAGGTGAATAATTGAATTTCCTATTTACATAATACCATAGTTATACCTTCCTAATTTGGGTTGGGATTTCTTTAATTTCTAGGATTTCTAAACTGCATTGTTTTAAAACTGCCTCGAGTTGAAGTATATCTTCTACCTCTTTCTGAGATAAGTCCGTAAAAGTTTGTTCAAAAGTTTCTTTCTGTTCCCCCCTTATAAAATTAAATTGGGCAACAATATAAGTCCCATGAAGTTTTTTATTCAGGGCTCCTTTAAGAGATATGAGTTTTCTTTTCAGATAATTACTCTTCAACCTATGGGATTGGTATTCGCCTTTCTTACCCTTACTAAGAGCTACCTTTTTAAGGTACGAAACATAATCTAATTCTCTGAGAGTTTGATTAATGTTTCCCACTAATAATCTTAAGTCTTTTTCCATTTGGGTCTTTGCATTACTTGGTTAGATACTTCCTGAGTTTCTTCTGATAGCATTTCTCTTGCCTCATTTATTATATTGATGGCAAGTTCCCTTTCATCTGGTCCCAGGTTTAATTCTTTATCTTCTAGTGCATCAGTATAAGTATTTATTAGATTATCCAATGCAAGTATTCGAATGTTCTTTCGAATTGCTAATTTCTCTTCTTCCATGGGTATAAAAAATTAAAGCCCACTACCTTCACAGGCAATGAGCTTTTGGCTGAACAACGTCCTAAGTGTAGATGTTATTCATATGAACTTAAACTCTAAATTTATATAGCAGACATATGGGATAGTAGTTAGTAAGTTAGAGTTTAATCTTCTGATTCTTCCTCTTCTTCTTCCTTAGCCTTTTTGTTTTTCGGAGAACAAATAACGCCATGTCCTTTCTTAGACTTAACGGTAAGAGTTCCCGGAACGAATGAAACTGAAGTTGATACCGGTTTGCCATCCGTAACCAATACAGAAGTAACCACTACACCCTGATAGCCTTCCTTGTTCTTAACGGCATAACCAAAGTTCATTACCTTGGATTTGTCGTTAATGGCAATAACGTCGATTTGCTTGCTGTTAGGGCGTTGTTCAGCCGGCCGATTCTTGAGTGCCTCTTGACGAGCTTTACGTTTAGCTTCTTTTTCGGGGTCTTTTTCCTTATCTCCTTTCTTCTTGGAGTCTGATTTCTTTGTTGCCATAATTTTTAATGTTTTATAAGTTAATGGTTATTATAAGTAAACTTCTACGTTTATTAATAGTTGATAGTAAAGGTAGGGAAATTTCCCTACCTTCTTTTAAATCTTGAATACAGTTACCAGATTACTTTTTCCCTTTCTTGCCCTTACCTTTGGCTTCTTTCTTTGCCGGCAATTTGAGACCGAGTTCTTTGGCAATTGCTTTACGGAGTTTTTCGATGTCGTCTTCATCATAATCGTCTGGGTCAGTTTCAAGGTCTTTGTCGTCGCAAACATCCTCAAGTTCTTCGAAGTCCATTTCGGCAAGTTCTTCACCGGTCAGTTCTTCCTCTTCTTCTTCCTCTTCGGAATCATCATCATCATCATCATCATCATCTTCCTCATCGTCATCATCCGATTCCTCTTCTTCTTCCTCTTCGGAATCATCATCATCATCATCATCATCATCCGATTCCTCTTCTTCTTCTTCTTCCTCGTCATCGGATTCAGAACCAAAAAGGTCTTCGGCTTCTTCGGCAGAAAACATGATAGGAGCAGGGATAATCTTTACTGAGCCGTCTTCGTACTTAATGATGATTGCACCATTGATTTCTGTTCTGGAAACTTCTTTCAGTTCCACTTCTTTTTTCTTCTTAGCCATTTTCGTAATGTTTAAGTTGGTTAATAATTTATTTATATCACTCTGTTATAAGTTTCTTTACCAGTATGGATTTCTGAGTATACCCAGATTTTAATAATTCCTCCTGAGCAATATTGAATTGTTTTATCTCATCTAGAGTTGTCTTTAATTCTAATTGAGATTCAATTGTTATTGCCTGAGAGGCAAGTTCCTTGTCACCTTGATAAGTGACTATCTTAAACTTCTTACCTGCAAATGGGTTTGCTGGTTGATGTGCTGTGATTTTAAAACCTTCGTTATTATTCATTGCTATATTTAATTTTAGTTATCCCAGGAATACCCACCTTCCCAAATACTTCGGTATAGGATTTGTATTTCCCTTTTATCATTGTTTTATAGTTATCGGATAATCGAATTGGGTAGACCCATATTTTATTTTCTATCATCCTATTTGTCATTATATAAGCATAAGACCTTCTAAGTTTAATACTCTCTAATGGAACAAACCCTTGAAATAATAAAGACTTCTTAATAAACCTTTCTTTAGGCAAATACCCTAAAAATTTAAGTGATGCCTCATCGAATATTTCGAGCATATCCCTTTGTGCTTTGATAAATAGTACCTTTTGTATTGGGATGTTCATCCTCTTTCTTAAATATAAAGCCAATGAACTTACCAATGGAGGATACTGCAAGAATAACAGATTGAATTTATTTTTCTCCTCTTGACTCAGCCTGTTGTAAATCCTGTAGGATAGCAAGATTGATTTGTAATCTCTTTTGCCTTGTATACTTGGGAGATATGCCTTGCCGTTGTCCATAGAGTTTGATTGAGTACCTTTCATTGAATTCCTTTTTTCCTTTAGACTTAAAGACTCGGTGCATTTGTACCATAAATCTTCTTCGTCGGTGTTTATCTATGTGATATTCATCGGGCATTATGAACTTCCTTGCTTTTACGAATTTACCCTTAAACCAGAATTTAGTACTACCCTTTTTAAGAAGTTTACCATTCATATCGGATAATTCTCTAATGCCTTGTTTTATAAGTTTCCTCCCAGATATTATATGGATATACTGAAGAACATCTACACCATAAAGATAAACTAAGGTAACCTTTACTTGATGTCTAGTAAAGTATGGTATACCGGTTAGATGTTTCCTATATAATTTCTTTTCAGTAACAATCTTATTGGTAGTATCTGGTCTCCAAGTCCATATATAATATCTATCTGGTCGTATGGGTCCATTGTTACTTTCCTTTAGCTTTACCATTTATATTCCTCTTTGCCATTCTATACCAAAGATTGATAGATTTCTCATTTGCTTCGGGGAATTTCTTTTTCATTCTCCGAATAACTCTATCAAGTTCAAAACCTTTTGCAGTTAATTCGAATACATAAGATTTCTTTGTACCCTTGATAAGATTAAATTCATCCCTCTCTCTTGGTGGTTTCTTTTCTCGAGGTTTCTTTATCCCAGGAACTCGTTTGGTTCTTCTTTGCCCATTTTCCCCTTCTTCTCCGAGAAACCCAAGCCTTAATCTGGAATTTCTTAATGGGTCATCTTTCGAATACCCAATATTTTCTAATTGCTTATCCATCCAATCGTCATATTTATCAATTAACGATTTATCTGGCTTTTCTTCTGATACATTGATATAATGTAATAAGTCAAATACCCCAGCAGAACAAGCATCAGGGAAAGGCATCCCTAATATGATAGCCTTTCTCTTTAAATCCTTATAAGTCATGTTTCTCCCAGAAGCACCAAGGAAATTTGATTTCTCCTTGGATGGGGCTTTCATGTCTTTTCTACTCTTTTTTGCCATATCATTAATATTTTAAGTATTCATTTATTTTCTTTGCAAATATAAGAATAAATAATTTAATCTTATCTTATTTCTCTATTTATTTTTATAAAAATCCGAGGTTTTTGCTCGGTTCGCAGCAGTGGATTTAGGTTTTTTATGCTTTCTCTTGATATGTGTGTTATAAGCCATATCCAATTTCTTAATATTGAATTCTATGTTGTTCACTTGATTATAGTTTACTGCTCTTTCCACACAGCAACGGTACTCTGGCCAGAATTTTTGTCCAAGCTTAACAGATTCGGTTTTAATCATGAACTTAGATACCATAAAACCAAAGGTATCAGCATCATCTTTAGTTTTAAATACATACATGTAGAATCTACTAAATTCATCTACTACTTCATCCAAAGGTCTTACTGGTAACAATAGATAACCATCAGTATATAGGTCCTCAGATATTAAAGCTACCCAGTATTTTTTCTTTCCTGGTTTTACTTTATACCTAAACCTTTCCTTGAGTTTAGTGTGCATCCAATCCGGTACCCTATTAAGTAGATATTTGATGTATATCTTATCTTTTTTATTCGACCGTCTTTTAAATGCAGAAGGCTGTTGTAGCATCCTTGGAAGTATTCTAAAGTTATTCCACCTATCAAATTCAAGAATTAATCTTAGAGTATCTATGTCCCATTCATCCTCAGACTCCTTTAACCTCTTCATGTTTCTCTCTATATTTTTAGAGTTTACCTTTGGGAGTAATTGAGCTGAGTCTCCTGTGAATAAGCTTGCTTCTTTTCTTTTTAATCGTTTCTCTAAACATCCCTCCATATAATCTTGGAAATTCCTCTCACAGGGGCAATCTGGTCGAAAAATAGAAGTGTGTTTCTCAAAAAAATCCGAGAATAGCCTAAAGAATTTCTCTGACCGTTCCCGGATTTCAAGATACTTGTAATGAGATAACTTTAAAATTTCACCAGCTTCCCATGAAGATTTACTTTCTGATAGTTGAAGGAATAATGATTGTTGTTCTTTATCAATTAAACAACTCCAGGCTTTTTGTTGAGCTTCGTTCATAATATTAAATTCTCCTATATCTCATTATACTATCAATTGCTTCATTGGTTATCTGATTAGGGTCATATTCCCCAGAATTAGCATAAAGCTTATCTGGGTCATGATTTAAATATACACTATAGATAACGTTGTCAAAAGGTAACCATACTTCCATTCTTCCCATTTCAGGGTATATAAGAACTTTTACTCTTTTACAAAGATGGTCAACCTCTAATACTGTAGCATCTACTCCCTCATAAGGATAACCCCGTAATACTAAGTAATCTCCAGGCTTTACATTGACTAAATCATCTACTGAAAACTTCTTATTCTCTCTAGCAATACGTTTAAATCGCCTTACTTCTTTTCTACTACAAGTAGCCACTAAAGAGAAATCATCAAAGTCTTCTGCATTGTCAATCCTTACCTTTTTCTTTCTTGGGTGCATTGTCTCGGTATTACGTAACCAAGTTCTGATACCAGATATATTCCTACGTAACTTATTAAGAAAGGGCCTTGAGAATGCTAATTTAGTGGGCATTCTCATAAAACCATAATTGAATAATACTGGTACTTCTTCGAATACCATCTTACCCTTTGTGGTTTTTCTTAATACGTTTACCATAGGAATAATTGCCTTGATTTGGTCATACCCCTTTTCTTTGAGTTCTTTATGGATTTTATCACAGTACTTCCTTTCAAGGTAAAATATACAATATGAGTATGGGGTATGCTTCTTCATAGGTTACCGGTTTTTAAGAATTAACTTAGCTTGTTTATGTACTAACTTATAGTTTACATTCTTCAGTATATCACTAGCCATGAATACATAAAGAATCTCATCTATCTTTGGTACATCGATTACCATAATATTGGCTTTATCAAAGAGAGGTTTATAGAATACGGAAGATAAATCCTTTCCAACTACAAAGAAAAATTCTTCTGATGGCATTGAATTATATCTCATACAGAGTATGGGAACTTTATTTGCTCTTTTTGCATCCTTAGAAGCTTGTTCCCAGAATTTCAATATATCGCATCCCTTATTACCTAAGAGTAGATGTTCAAACTTAATCTCTTTATAATTCTTGCATTCGATAGATATCTTACATCTATGAGCATGCCTTTCATCAGTACAGGTTAAATCGGAAGTGGAGTCCTTGTTTGAATGCCAAGCTCCACTCCCTGCTCTATTCCTTTCAAATTTGTACCCGGTCCATTTCGTAAAAAACCCGGCAATTTTTCTTTCGAATCGATTTCCTTTATTCTTAGAGTTCATAATATAATGGTGTATTGTATTTTATATACCATTATAGTTTTAAAACCTCATTATAATAGCCTTCTTTATATTTCTTCCAAATCCTACTTACCCCAGATGAGTGTATACCTATTAAGCCCAATTTTTTAATAATCTCTTTATTTGAGTAACCGGTTTCCCTTAGTTTAATAATTGACCTAAACTCTGATTCTGATAACTTTGTGTTCAATTGCCAACCCCTTTTACCCTTATTGGGATTATTCTCTATAAAAGGGCTATAAAAATTGCCAGCTTCTCTCATATCCCTATGATTATCTTTATAAGTTCCCCAATATAGATTCTTGTAATAATCATTAGTTGGGTTACTATCTATATGACAAACTTCTGGGTTACCATTAGGATTTGGGATATAGGCTAAAGCTACTAATCTATACCGATTCATTTTAATCTTTCCTAAAGTTTCATGAACTATTGAAGTTTTATACCTACCATTGGTAGAACTCAAATAAAATTTCTTTTTAATCCACACAGTAGAGAGAACTCCCTTGGAATATCTAGACCAAAGGTGCCCTCTCTTACTTATGTAGTAACCTGGGAATCCTGGGATGTTATCATACTTTTTCATGCCTGTAAATTTGGTTTACAAGTATTTATAGTATGATAGCCCTTTTTCTTTTGTTACTTGTAATATTTTAGAATGACTGAATACCACTCCCTCAAGATGAGTAATCACAAATACAGTTTTTCCCTCTGAATATTTGCGTATTAAAGAAGTAACTAATTCTACATTATCCGAACTTAGGGATTCGAATACTTCATCGAACAATATAATATTTACCCCTTTACTAGCAGTTAAAGCCTCATGCATAGCTAAAGCCATAGAGAAATTGCATAGGGTCTTTTCTCCACCGCTAAGTTCATCATAATTAATTATTTGCCCATCCCTTTCAATAAGAGTAACAAATTCTTTTCTAGCAGTGCCCAAATCAATATTAAATTCAATCCTAAATCCCAATACCTCTGAATACTTATCAAGGCATTTATTTAAGAACTCAAGGGATGAATCAAATAGATAAGCCTTAATCCCATTATTACCCAATGGGTCATTAATTAACCAGTTATAATTCTCTAACTCTAACTCTTTATTGTGAAAGTCTTCATCAACCTTCCGTAAATTCTTCCTAATCTCCTTAAGTTTTTGTTTATACTTTGGAGACATGACCTTAAGCTTTTCTTGCTTGAGCTTAGCCAGGTCTTCGTCAATAGAAGCAATATCAGAAGCAATATCATCACAGTCTGATTTTAATTTCTTATACCTATCATTTACACTACTAAGTTCTTCCAACCTTTCTAATGCCTCCTGATACTCCTTATCGTATTTATCAAGGTCAGAGAACGCTTTATATATTGATTTGGCATCACGTAATGCACGTTTGTAGTGACCTTCTTCTAACTGTATTACTAATTCTTTAATTACTTTCTTAAGAGGTACATTTGATAAATTCTTGGCATCTTTTATCTTACCCCTCAAATCAAGGATTAGTTCATTTTGTTTTTTAATCTTTATCTGAAGCGAAGCATCTACTTCATCCTTGATTTGTTTTTGTTTTTCAATTAGTAGCTTAGTTAGCTTTTCTCTATCTTGCTTTAACTCTCTTCTTTCTTCTTTGATTTTTTGCTTGAAGGATTTTTCTCTATCTCTCATATCGAAGTAAGCTTCCTTGTTAGCCTCTAATTCTTTCTTAAGCATTTGAGACTCATGCTCTACCTCGTTTATTTGAGATATCAAGTTATTTTTATCTTGTAATGCAATGCCTTTAGCAAGGTTTAAGAACTCTAAATCAAATACTTCTTCGAATATCTTTTTCTTATCCGAATTAGATTCTTGTATAAGTCTCTTTATACCCTGACCAAACATGATTGAGTTCATAAACAGAGTATATGATAAACCTATCTCTCTGTTTATAAAATCCTGTATCTTCCCCTTCCCTTTTATATCGACTATATCTCCATCTTTCATGAAGATAAGTCTGTCTTTGCCTTTAGCACCATCCTCAAGTACTTCATCATACTTTTGACATCTAACTATCTTATATGTATGAGAATCTTTCTGAAAATATACTTGTACCTTAGTACCCTTGTAATCTTTAGGCCTTACTTGCTTCCAAGTATTTACCTCAGAAACACCCTTTAGGTTTTTCCCATATATTGCCCATACCAAGGCAGAGAGAATAGTTGATTTCCCTTTCCCATTTGGGGCCTTGATAAGTATGGTACAAGTGGGGTTTAATTGTAGATGTAAGGATTCTATTGAACAAAATCCTTCTGCCTCTAAGTTTAAGAACGTTAACATGACTCAGCCTTTTTAAGTGTTTCAATTAATAGATTAGTTTTAACCTCATCTTTAATACCTTTCTCTCTTAGGTATCTCTTTGCTAGAGACTTCTTAGAAAGTTGCTTAGTAATCTTATGTTTGTTATTAACTGGAGTACTAGCTTTTTGAGGGATTACCGTATAATAATTGCCATCATCATTAATATCCTCTTCCCTTTCTACATCGATGAACTTTGGGAAATTTTTCAAAGGTACAAACTTCAGAGACAAATCTTCATAGATTTTCCAATACCCTAATTCACAATCTCTATCGGTTCTCCTTTGATGGTTAGGTGCCCCAATCATATAAACCTTCTTTGATAATCTTTGAGGTTTGTGTATATGACCACATAATACTAAATCGAATTTATTGAGAACATTTACATTTAAGTTTTCTACGGAATCTATCTCTCTACCATCGGTATCCTTTGCACCGGGATAATCAGTGTGTAGTAAAAGAATATTCTTTTTACTTTTATCTAATTCTAACTTCTTTAAGTATTCACTTAGACCCACGTTATTATCAATATAAGGAACCCCATATACCATAATATCTTTATGTGTAGAAGATAGTTGGGTTTTTTCATAATCTAATATCATGATACCATACTTCTCTACTTGATAAAGCCAGCTAAAGGGTTTAGTACCAACCTTACTTATTTTCTTAATATCATGATTTCCAGATATGGCATATATCCAAAATCCTTCGATTAGTTCATTATAACATATCTCTGCTAATTCTTGGTCCATTGTTTCGGCCTTATGAAATAAGTCTCCACAAAATAATGCAGGACAGTTAAACCTTCTACATAATTTCCGTATAATCGACAAAACCCTGAAACTATTCAGGGTCCTGTGATTGTTCTCATTAAACTTAGCCCATAGATTTATATGTAAATCTGAAAAGGCTATTGCTATTACTTCTTTCCCCATATCCTATCTAAATGGTAATTGATTTGTTCCGTTCTCATACCTAAATCGAGCTCAGATATACAAATAGTGGGTATTTCCCAATTTGCAAGCAATTCCCCCATAAGAGATGATATCTGAACTTGGAAGAATCTGTTAAGTATTCTCTTACCATTATCTTCCATTGACCAATGCTTATAAGTATCTAGATTTAATGGTAAGAAGATTGCTACATCACATTGATCTTCCATTAAAGTCTTACATTGACAGAAAAAATGTTCCATTTCACATTCTGGTAAAGTTCTTGATTGCTTATACCAAAAATAAGCAGCCAAATCTGCATAACTCCTATCAGTTACGAAGTATTCTCTATCCTTGAATAACCTATTCCTTTTGTTCAGAAGTTGAAAATCTGCTTTATACATTGCCTCCGAACCGAGGGATAATATTTCATTATGTGATACCCCTTCAGTAGCAGGTAATAAATCTGACATACTACCAGAAATAAAAGGTAGATCTTCTCTCTTAGCTACATACTTAGCTAAAGTAGTTTTCCCTATACCAGAGGGACCCACAAACATAATTCTCTTACTCATGATGTAATGCTTTAAATGGTTTTATAAATTCATTTGTCAAAAATGATGCTAAAGAGTATTCGATACAAAGCTCTTTGAATTTCTCATACTTAAACTTCTTTTTTGACTTAAGTGGTAATTTCTCTAATGGGTTATGTCTTACAAACCAGAAGAGGTCAATCAATTGCTCATTCCTTTTCCATATTTGAAGATATTCTTTGTTCTTACTCTGAGCAATGAATTTCTCAATCCTACCTTCATCGAGTATTTTCCTTGCCTTTACTGGACCTATACCAGGAAACCCAGATATATCATCGGAAGTATCTCCAACCATTGCTAAATATTCTACTGTCTCATGAGAATGATATCCGAATAATTCTTTGCAATTATCCATCCTTATCATCTCATCTTTTCTGGGATTATATATCCTCAGGTTATTTGATAGCAACTGGTTAAAGTCTTTATCCGATGATATAAGTATCATTTTCTCGGATTGGAATTTTTTAATTGCAAGATATGCTAAGAAGTCATCTCCTTCATATACTGTAGATTTCTTTTTATCGAAGATATAATTAATTCTTAGCATACCCAGCATTTTCATTATGATTGCCTTTTGCTTTTGCAATGACTCATAATCTACTGATATGTTTTTCCTATGGCCCTTGTAATTTGGTAATAACTCCATCCTTACTGGTGAATGACCATTATCAAATGAAACATAAACCTCATCCGGTTCGAACCTTGTAAGATACATATGTAGAGATTTGAAAAATCCGAATATTGCCCCACTCGGTTTGCCATCGGTAGATTTAAGTTTTTCGAACTTATGAAAAGACTGATGGAGAATATTCTCTCCATCAATCAGTAATATTGTTTTCTTGCTCATCGTCCAAAATCTAATTCATAAAGTGAAACTTCTTGAATCTTTTCCTCTCCAAGATATACATCTAAATAATTCTCGGGTGGGCTATAAGCATCTAGATACCTAACCCTAGATTCCATTCTCAAATTTTTCTTAAGGTACTCTTTAATTACTTTCTCTATACCTTCTACCTCTTTCTTATTCATCGTCTTCCTCCTCCTCTTCTGAATCTGAATAGTTTTCATATTCTACACCATCGACTGGGAATATATTTGTTTCTATCTTCTCCAGTTGCTTTTTAGTAGTACCTATGGTATTTACTCCGGCTTTCCGTAAAAGTTTTCTACGAAGTTCATCGTCTTCTTCCAAAAGCTTTTGGAATTTCTCTTCCCCTCTTGCAAGAGTTTTCCCTTTCAATTTATACCCACCAGTAGTTTTTTCGATTACATCGGTATCTACTAATACATCCTCTAAAGCATAGCATCTATCAAATCCAACCTCATGGAATTTAGGGTTGAAATATACTGGGCATTTACTAATTGTAGGTCTAGGAGGAGCAACCTTATTTTTAATAAGTCTAATTGTGACAAGTTTTCCAGCTTTCCTTTCTTTCCCATTTTGTTTGATGGTAACAGACCTTCCCGAATAGAAAGCAGCTCTGATTGAAGCATAGAATTTGAGTGCAGCACCTCCTGTAGTTGTTGTGTTATCTTTTCCAAATCCGACATTTAAAGCAGTTCTTAATTGGTTAATATAAATCTGAGATACTCCCAGCTTGTAGAATAACTCACTTCTGATACGGAAGTATTTGTAAAGAGCCTTTGCTCTACCTCCCATTTCTGCTTTACCATCAACCATCTTAGCATCTATATTATCTGTACAGTCTGTAGCTGCAATAGAATCAATTACTAAGAGTATCGGTTCATTGTGAGTTAATTGAGAACGTAAATATATTGCTAAGTCTGCCACTACGTCTGCAATATATTCAATACGGGTATCATTAACAATGGTTACTCTTGCGGGGTCTACCCCATTTATTTCAGCCCAAGAATTCATCCAGGATTGTTCAGCATCTACCCATATCACATGACCTCCAAGTTGTTGAGTAGCATAAGCAAAGTTATAAGCCACCAAAGATTTACCAGAGGATTCTTCTCCAGCAATCTCTACGATTTTACCATAAGGAATACCCTTACCAAATAAGTAGTTCAGAGCAAAGAAAGTAGATGGTATATATAAATCAGTATCAGTAACTTCTGAAGCTAATTTAATCATACTTCCATATTTCTTTGCCATCTCATTTGCTGTTGGTACTTTTAAACCAACCTTAGATTTCTTTGCCATAATGTAATGTCTTTAAACTAAAGAAGGTGATAACAGAACGAATCTAATTACCACCTTCGAATGAAACCATATTACTAACCCTTAAATATCCGATTTGTATTTTCTTTTCTTTTTCTTGGGTTCATCATCTTCCATGTAATGGTCTTTGTGAACTCCCTTTTTCTTTTTCTTCTTGGATTTATCATCATCATCGTCATCCCCATGGTCTTCGTTTAGATACTGTGAAAGTAAATCTTCCAACTCATCATAGGATTTGATTTGAGAACGAACTATCCCCTCAAGGTCAATTGTACCTTGATATTTCTTGTCCAACTTAGTTGGTTTGCAAGCACGAGCAGAATAAGTGGTATCTAGTTTACCAGACCCGGAACGAATTATCTTGATATCGTATCCAGTTTTTGGATCTGTCATATCACCTGCCTCATCTTCATCAAGGTAAAGGTCAATGATATCCTGGTATACTGAGCGAGGAACTAAAACTCCCTTATCTTTGCCTTCGTAATCTACCTTACTACCCTTTTCATCTGAGTAAATGATACCACCGATAACATATCTTCTTCTTGGTACCAGGTTCTTGGCAAGTTCCTTGTCATCTTCATCCTTGGAGTTTTTCAATTCTTGGTATTTCTCCATGAATGGGCAAGGTTCATCAAAAGTAGCCGGAGATATAACTCCTCCCAAATTGCCACCCAGGTAGAATTGAATAATTTCGATACCCAATTCTTGGTCATCACCCGGAGATTTAATTCTCATCCTCAGAGTTCCCTCTTTTGGATATACTAACCCACTACCATTTCCCTTGGATTCTAGCTGTTTCTTTCTAGCTAGCATCTTTTCTTTTGTAGAAAGTCCCTCTGATGAAACTTTCTTTTTCTTCTTGTCTTTTATCATAATGATTAGTTTTAATTATTCGGTTCTGAGTAAACTACTTCGTTCATACTCAATACGGTAAGAACGTTTTTCTCTAAGATCTTTTGAAGAGCAGGAGATAATTTATCTGTTTCGAATTCAAGTTCTTTACCCGCATACAAACCATAGGTAACTATCCTACCTATGCCCACCAATTCCCGATAGGTTTTATATTCTTCTGTAATCTCCCCACTCTTTACTACAACTCCTTTACGAGGAACTCCCTCTTTTACTTGTTCAGGGATAATCAAACCCGATTTAGTTTGGTTTACCTCCTTTGGAGATAAAATAAGTACCCGGTTTTCTGTAGGGCATCCAGGTAATTCTTGATTAAATTTCTCAGCCACAAGAGGTGAGATAAATGTCATTGAATAATTCATATTCTAATACTGTTTTTAAAAGTTAGTAATTGTTTATAGTTCAATGGGTTAACCTTTTCTTAGGTTCGCATTAATAGTTCTTAATATATTTTCGCGTGACTCATAGCACTTACATATAGTTATGAACTTATTTGCTTTTTCTACAGCTTTCAAATACCTTTCATTGATGGAAGAATATTTCTTGTTAAGGTTTGCCTTATGAGATACATATTCATTATTCCACCTTTCATTAGCATCCTTATAATATAACCAGGCATTCGAATAAGCTTCTTCTTTTTCCCTTGCTAGAGCATCTCTTTCTTTTATATACTTATCTCTCAGGGAAGCAAGTACATAATAACTAGAAGGAGATTCTCGTAGCTGAGAATTGATGATATTCTCATTGATAGATAATTCCTTTTGAATATCAATCTCAATAAGTTTACCTTCGAACTTAACCCTTAGTTTTTTCAGTTCCGTCTTCATAAACTTCTAATAGGTTCTTAAAGTCTTTTTTACTAAATTCTCCCTTACTTATTGCTTTAGTTACTTGAGCAAAAGCCATTTGATAAGAGAGTTTCATACCGGGCAAATTAAGAAGAGATTTATAGATGCTTATCTTATCTACCAAAGCCATTAATCTTAAGTCGCATAAGTTATCAGTACCACCTCTATCTAGTAATGCTAAAAATGCAGCCCAATAAATATGGGTGGCATCTTCATAAGCAAGTTTACCATCCTCATCTGTAGCCATTACTTTAAAAGCTAATCCCTCTAAAGTAGTAAGATTAGTTTGTACTTGAGATAACTGAGTCTTTAATCGGTTAAGTAACATTTTTTCTTGTCCACTCAACCTTAGATTAACTACATCTAAGTACTTAAGTAAGTTTTCGATAGAATAACCTAAACACCCTGCAACCATATAAGTAAGGGCAGTTAATTTGCTTGCATTATCAATCTCTTTCTGTGTTGCCATAATTCCATAAATTTATATTATTTATGTAGACATAGTATCTTCTCTTTTCGATTCTGTTATAATGGTTGATACAGATTCTGAATGCTTCAGATTAGTTTTACAATTAGGGCATTGTACTATCCTAAAATAATCTCCAGATTTATTATAAACCCCAAAAGTTTCACTGGTATCATATTCAAATTCGCAATCACATACTGGGCATTTAGCCCTCCATACTGTGGGTCCGTTCAAAATCTTTTTCATAACGTTTTCTTTTCTTAATATATTTATATACTAACATGGGTGATATCCCATACTTCCTAGCAAGTTTTGCTTTTATCATACCAGTATCATACTCATAAAGTAATTGAAGTATATCGGGTCTACTTAACTTTGTATCTGAAAATTTAAACCTACCATCTCTAATACATTGTTGAGTATTTTCCTTAGCAGTACCCCAATATAAGTTCTTATAATGATTATGAGTTCTTATATTATCCTTATGACATACATACTTATGATTATTTGGGTTTGGTACATATACTAATGCTACTAATTGATGAATGTTATAAGTGTACCTATATCCATTCGTATCCCTAATAGAAACTATAACATATCCGTTATTTTTAATTCGATTAAGGGATAATTTTACCCAACCTTTACCCTTATAATTAGAATATACCTTACCATTCTTGGTAACATGGTAATTAGGGCAACCAATGCAATCTAAGTTTCCCTTTAAAATCTTCCTCATACTGCTTTATCTCTTTACTAAACAATTTAGGATAATCCTTAATGATTACATTCTTATACTTCTTATGTTCTTCCATATACTCCTCTACTGAGAAATCTGGTTGAAGCATCTTTCTATAATCATACCCAGGAATAAAAGGTAATTCTTCTGCCATTGACCTACCAATAGAGAAGTCCATTGACATATCTACATCATCCACTTGAAAACCAAAATATTTCTTAGTACTAGGGTTTCTCAATATATCCCATATTTTAAAAACAGTCCAAGTATTAATATATTCAGGCTTTGAGTAAAAATAGGCTGCATCATGAACAGTTGCTACTTCAAGCATACGAGGTAATTTACCTTGTCTCATTAACCAATAAACAAGGATAGCTCCAAAATTAGTCATATTTGCTGCAGCACCTTGACATGGGAAATTAAGTCCCAAACGGATGGCATAAGCAACTTCTTGTTTATCATTTGAGTATATTTGGGGTAATCTTCTCTTAGTACCAAATAACTGGGTATAATATCCATGCTTACGAAGGAATTTCTCTTGTTTCTCTTTGAACTTAAGTATCTTTGGGTGTTTCTTAAAGAACTCATCCATCTCCTTACGAGCTTCCTCTTTAGTAACTATAATACCAGCTTTTGGGTCTGATAATTTTACTGCTAGCAAAGCATCTCCAATTCCATAGATAAGCCCAAATGCAATTTGCTTAGCTTGTTTTCTTCTAGTCTTCCAAAGCTTATGGTCAGGGTGACTTTCGTCTTCGTATATTTTACTGGCTTCCTCAATTGGAACCCCATATTTTGCTGCTGCTATACCAAGGTGAGGGTCTACGCCCTTTGCAAATGCTTCCAGATAAGTTTCATCACCTGATAAATGAGCCATCATTCTTAACTCTGCCTGTGAGTAGTCGAATGCCATATATAGATAACCTGGAGGAGCTACCAATTGTTTCTTAATATTTGGGTCTACTGTTGTCTTTGGGATCTGCTGCATATTTGGGTCTGCAGAACTAAACCTATTAGAGTCAGTACCATGTATGTTATATCTACCATGTAATCGAGAATCATCTTGTACCTTTTCCCACCACCCATAAATATAAGTCTTATACATTTTCTCTAACCCTCTTAGTTCGAGAAGTTTATCCAAGAATATTGCCTTTGGTGAATCGGGTTTTTTAACTGTTAACCTTAAGTTAGTTAGGGTTTCTTCATCTGTACTTGGTTTACCAGAATCATTATCTTTAATTACATCGAAATGGAATCCATCCTCTGAATACATTAGCTTAGGCAAATCAACTGGGCTACCAAGGTTAATGGGTCTTATTAATTCCTGTTCCTTTTTAGTTGTAAATATACCTGCCTTGATATTCGATATTTTCTGTTCCCTTAATGCAATCTTTCGTTTGTCTTTTGGGTCATTATAATCTAACTCCTCAAGTTCAGCTTCGATAGATTGAATATACTTATCAATCTTTTCTTGGTTGTACTTCTTTTCGAATTTTTTTACTCTTGGCAAGTCATATATTGCTTGTCTAGCAGCATCTATTTTTGGTTTATATTCTTCCAGAAGCTTTTTATTGAACTCAGTATCTAGATATAATCCCTCTTTCTCTACTGAGGTGAGTACTCGTGAATTACACATAAATAAATTACGGAATACCGAATACATACCCAAATCAATCAACTTCTTTTCAAAGAATAACATTAACCTAAGAGTATAATCCGTATCTTGACAACCGTAATGGCAAAGTGGGTCTAATTCCTTTTTATCCCATGGTATCTTATCAAAGGCATCTTGCTTTTCATAATTACCATACTCTGGTAAATACCTTCTTACCATTGACTTTAAGTCATGAGGTTTTTCCTCGTTGAGAACATATTTAGCAAGCATCCCATCTAAACATGTACCTCTGTAGAATATATGATACTTCTGGTTTACCTGGTCGTCAAATTTCCAGTTCCATGCAACCTTAGTTATCTCATAATTCTCAATTACTTCTTCCCCAAATTTCCTTAACATCTTTTTCCAATTCCAACCTGGTGAAGTATAAGCTTTTGTTTCGAAATGGTCTAAAGGGATGGAAGCACCAAACCCAGGCATCCAAGATACAGAGAGAATTGTAGGTTTAAAACTCTTATTATAAATAGGTTCTGCATTCGTTTCATAGTCACAGCAAGCATAACCCGTAGCTTTACAACAAGCAATAAGTTTCTTAAGCTCTTTCTTGTTCTTTATAATATGATACCGTGTTTCCATATTTTAAAATAGAAAAAGGGACATACCCACCTATAGTAGATACATCCCTCATTATTAGTATTTCTCTTGTAAGTCTTCCAGATTAGATGCTAATGCTAACCAGTCTTTTTGATAAGTATGTAATGAGTCTATGGTGTGATACAAATAACCTGGTTTTACTCCAACCTCTTTAGCTACATATTCCATTAGTCTCCATGCAAGGTATACATCATTACCAAAGTGAGTAACAAAGTCCGAACTTCTTTGGTGATAGCAAATGTGTAATACCTTTTCTCCTTTACCATTCTGACGGATAAGGAAGTCATAATACATAGAGCAGGGTATACGTCTACTACCATCATACCAATCGGTATCTAATCCGTCCATATCACCATTGAATATTGGTAATACTGCTTTACGAGTGTCATTATCATCCTTCAGTAATCTTATCAATGGTTTAATAACATGGATGATTCTCTCATTATAGGTATAATCAAATTTACCATTTACCAAGAACTGTTCCCATAAATCTTTTCTTAATTCCCAAGCTTTACCTGGATTAATTATATCAGAGGTATCAATCCTTTCTTGGAACTCAGCATCTGCCCATTCTCTTGAATGAGAGAATACGAATAACCATACCGGGTCTCCCAATGAAGTTAAGCAATATTGTTGGCAAATGAGTTCTTTAGTAATAAAATCCTCATTACCTTCAATGACTTTATTTTGATAGGTCTTTGGTTTTACAAGTTGACCATAACTGTTGAGTTCTCTGCCCATTTCGGACATTAACTCAAAACTGTTAGAATATATCCTCATATTATATAAATATTTAACTGTATGACATTGTAGAATTAACCCAGGTCATATGCCAGTAGAGAAATACAAAATTATCGAAATCCTCTACCTCTTTCATTAACAAGGGTATATCTGGTTCTGCACCGTTCTTTTTAATCTCTAAAACTTGGTAATAGAATTTGTTTACTAATCCTATCCGCTTCTGATTTAAAAATTCCCTAGCTTCCATTGTTGTTCTTTTGTTTTAAAAGTTTCTTCTTATAGGCTTTACGTTGAGAGTAAGAGATTACATTCTCCGGGTATTCTATATCCTCGTATTCAAGAAGTAATTCTTTTGCTTTCATTGATTTATATGTTTCCTCATATAAATCTGGTCGAAGCACTTTAAAACTTCTAAAGAATACCTTGAATGAAGAAAATTCCTTCTCGGTACCATTTTGGAATTTTTTCCATATCTCTTTTATCCTCTTATTCCATGAATTCTCTTCTGCTCCCTTAAGTACCTTCTTCAAGGGTTTATGGGTATGATACATTAGAAGTGTCTCTACATTTCCGTACATCTGAGTCGCGAATAGGTTGATTTGTACTGACTGATCCGGTCCATATACGTACTCTGACATTCGTTGAATTAATAGGAAATCGAATATTAACCTCTTGGTAATTTCTGAAGCCCGAACTACCATTGTAATAACTGGGATGTCCTCCCCGAATCGTTTTGAAAAAGTCGCAGCTATTAAACATTGTTTACCATTATCATGATGATTGTTAAACATATAGGTTATATTGTAATTCTGATTGTACTTATTTCTCAGTACTCTCAGTTTACTACGCAACAAGTCAAGCTTATTAAAATCTATGTAGTTATTCAATAAGCTAGTCCACTTAGTTTCTTTATAATTGAAACACCGCCCATAATCAAATTCTGGGTCTACCCAAGCTTTTCGTATCTTTATAAATACATTATACACTACTGCTACCCCACTATTGGCAATAGCCCCCTTTGCAAATAAAGCAGGCTCTAATCTTAGGAATCCCTCATTGAGTTTTTCCCATGCCTCTTGTGAAGTAGCAAATTCTAACGAATGGAGGGACTCCTCCGGATTAAGTTGAAGTCCCTCTAATTTATGGTTCCATCCTGACATGCTAGTAATTAGTATTTTGTCTCCATAAATTGAGACGTTGTTTTTTAAAGAATAAACTAAATAATCCACAAGGAGTAAACCCATTCATGGCTAAAAATCCCATATAGAGATAGAATGACTTTACCAAAGATTCCTGAAAATCTATTTCTTTGGTCATCACTTGAGTTTGTTTCCAGGGTCTACATTTAAGGAAGTTCCTTGCTTTATTAAGTTCATATATTACTTCCCATAAATATAGCTTCTCATTTTCATGAGATATCTCGCTCATTTCATGAAAACCTGGGGTATAAGAAACTATCTTATCATATTCTTCTCTATCTTCTCTTGCCCAATCAGTTGGACTTAGTATAGGGTATTTCCTTACACTTCGATGATCTGGGTACTTGATGAGTAGGTTTTTGACTCCAATTGCCATTACCTCAAATAAACTCTTTGCATCTTGGTATTTTAATATATCTTCTGGCAATATATTAGAATATAAAAGCAAAGTAAAGAAGAATCCCAAAGCATCTGCTTGTTCTTCATTTGCATTTGCTAGATGATTTAATACCTGAGTATATTCCTCTGAGGTTAAACAATCATTATTCCATCCATAATCACGATATATAGATACTACTTCATCGGTAGATTCGAATCCTTCAGTTAACTCTTCAATAACTCTACCAATAAAATCCTTTAGAATAACTTGGCTCTTTGGATTATTTATATCTAATGGGTAATCTGGTAGCTTTTCTATGGATTTATACCCAGAGAATTGCTCTATCCCAAGAACATACATTTCTTGTAATATCCGTGCCTCAGTTTCTTCTACCTGAGGCACTTGTTCATTTATATTCCTGATGTCCATGATTATTTACTTCCTGATGAACCAAAACCATTCCCTCCTCTACTTCCCCACATCTGGGATTCAGTATAAAATTCCTCTTGTTGAATCTCTTCTGGCTCAGTGATATATATTGGCACATGAATAAATTGTACCAGCTTCTGGCCAGCCTCAATAACCTGGGTTTCTTGAGAAGTGTTGTATACTCCAATGTGTATCTCTCCAACATAGGGAGAATCTACTATCTCGGCAGTAAAGATTAATCCTTTCTTAGTAGCTATACCAGATTTGTTTGCTGCCATTAGCATAGATGCAGGCGGTTCTAACAAACCTTTGATACCCGATGGGATAAGTATCCTATGCCCAGGTTGTAAAGCTATATGCCTTACGAATGATTCACTAAAGGGTATATCCAAATCATATCCTCCTGAATCAAATTCATTCTTAGAGTGGATATCCTCTGAAGTCAAGTTGGTTGGTACATAAAAATCTAACCCAGCATCATTTGGGTTTGCTCTGTTGGGAGATACTACCTCCCTTACTTTGATAAATCTGAATCTGTTCATAATATATTGCATTTACGTAAAAGTTGTCCAAAGGTTAATTTCTCGGGTCTAGAAACATGTACTCCCAATGAATTACACATTCTAATTACATCGGTAGAACCTTCCATACACAAATTAGCAAGTACATCACTTTGCTTTACAAAATAGTTTGGGTTGTTAAGGTATACCTTGAACATAGCCCATATCATCTCTATTGGTTTCATTATTTAATACACTCTTTATAAAGTTCTCTAATACGTTTTCTGGGTACTTCGAATTTCTCAACTGTCTTTGAGATAATTTTTTTTCTGTCTTTCCCTTTCCGAATCAAGCCTCGGATGTATTTCTTGATACCAACCGTATCTTCTAATACATCCAAATCCTTGTATTGATTCTTCTGTTCTAGCTCTTTCCTTGTGATATTCAAGTTCTGAGACATCTTGAATGCACATAGCTCTGAGTCTCCGCATAGCTTACACTCTTTAGTTGATAGGTCATACCCAATACCAAAGCAAGGGTCTCCATTAGTTCCCAGAGTACTAACATCTATGGGAGTAAGGATATCTTGCTTCGATAAGTCAGGAAGTTGTTTCTTTTTCTTAGCCATTATATGTCTTTTTTATGTTTATAAATAAATGTATATTTCACTGTTATCTTCTATGGGAACATAGGAATAACCGATGTTATTAATAAATAGTTCCCTGAGTTTATATAATTCTTGGTATGAATTTCTATCATGGCTCTCTTGACATACTTTGACTACCATACCATTACTCCAGTACAAACAAAAGAAATGAGTAAAACATTCGGAGGTATTTTGAGAAGTTTCCAAATTTGATACCCATATCAAATCTCTACAGTTGAATACGTGTTTAGGATTATGTACCTCCCCAACAACAAGAGATTTAAACCATTCCCTAATCTTCTTCATCATAAGTGTAATTAATGTGTTTACAATTGGGACAGACCCATTCTTTGAAATGCCATCCCTTAATTTCCAAATCCTTTTTATGAAAACGTTTCTTACATGAATGGCATTGATAGCCATCCTTAGAAAGTATGAAGTCTAAAGCGAGTATTATTATTATCATAATAACAACCGCTGTAATTAAAATATATTTCTCCATCACTGAAAGCCTTTAATTTTCTTTTTAGTATTATTGGGTTTCCTTAAGAGTACCCAGCAATAAATACCGGATGCAGAGATTTGGATTATCTTCCAACCATCTGATAATAGAGTAGTTAGTTTAGTATCATCTTCATCTCTGATACATATTAGTTTATCATTATTCATAATGCCTATATGCTTATTAATTGTAATCTTCTTTTCCTCCTACGGAGAAAAAGTAAATACTCATAGTACTTCTAGTTAACTCTTAATAAGGCTATGGTTAGGATGTTTCTTCCATAGCTTATCTAACAGTATTACTTTCAATTCTTGTCTCTGATAATATTGCTTTCTATGCTTACCATGCCTATCTAAATAAGGGCCAGGATAATGAAGGTCATCCAGGTATACTTTCTTTTTCGATTTATCGGTTCTTACCAAACGACCAAGAAACTGAATAGATTTTTCCTGACTATCCATGCTTGCTGCATTAAGTAAATACCTAAGCTTAGGAAAGTTTTTACCTCGAGCAATGATTGTAGTTGATACCAGGATATCTATTTTGCCTTCCCTAAAATCCTTCATTATTTGTTGTCTTAACTTAGAAGGAGTATTAACATGCACATAGGCAATATTATAGGCATCGCCCAGTTTCTTTTTAAAGAATTTATATAGATTTTCACAATGTGCAATATGCTTGCAAACTACGAGAGCAGGGTATCTGCCTTGATTAAGGTTCCATAGTAATCTATTATAAGCCATTAACCAAGCTGTATAACAATTGGTGATTGAATCATCGTATATTTCCTTATAGGAAATACAATCAGATTCCCAATTACCATACCAGGGTTTACCAGGTACCATCTTTACAACGGTTTTTGTTGAGTAACCCTTTTTGATAGAATCCTTAAGTTTAAACTCGGCAATCACTTTACCAAAGAAACATTCAAGGTTCATATTCTTAACCCTATCCTTAGCAAGCTTACTCATATAAATCGTACCAGATAATCCTATACGAATTCTGGTATTAAATAACCGAGTGATTACATTCTGATATTGCTTACTACCTCCTTGGTCAGCCTCATCTATAAGTACCATATCTATTTGAGATAATTCCTTTTGATAGAATCTCATATTTCTCGAAATAGATTGAACCATACCTATAGTAAAGTTACTCCAGTTTAAAACCTTGCCTTGAACAAAAGTGATATCTTCTCCGGGAAGATATTGCTTAAATTCTTCTCTAGCTTGATTTAACCAATCCGAATCATTAGTTATTAGCAAAGTCTTTAACTGCTTCTTATAGGATAAATATAAAGACGACATGATAAGTGTTTTACCTGCATTAACAGTGTAATCTAATACGCCAATATGAAAAGGTGTATTCCCTATCTTATTATTGATAACTGCCTTAACAGCTTTCTCTTGCTCTGGTCTTAATTTATATTTGCCTATATTCGTAACTACTTTACTGACTTTAGGTAAAGGTTGTCTCATATCTACAACTTTAGGTTTAATCCCCATCTCAATACACATATCGTATACTTTGGGAAGTAAACCTATTTTAAATTGCCCAGTCTTGGTGATGTAATGAATCTTACCGTCCCAATTCTGCATACCTCTTTGCCTTGTACGTAAGTAGAAAGCATTTGGATGTCGAATAGCGAACTCATTATAAAGTTTTTGTGCGAACTTAAGAGGTAAGTCGAGTTCGCACATATTCCCATTCTGTATGATTATCCTACTCATTTGATAATTACCGTTACACCCTTAGTAGATTTATCCATACCCATTGCTTCCTTGAGAAGTTTAATATGATGCTCCTCATCCGCAATCAATTTCTCAAGGAAATAATTCACGTCATCGTAATCTGGGCGTTCTTCGTATTGAGCAATTGCTCTTTGAATTTTCTTGTAGTGACCAATAGTTTCTATCTCGGAATTCAAAGCAATCTTCAAAGCTTGTTCCCAAGTAGAACCAATCTCAATCGTAGGATTAATATTCATGGTAGAGTAATCCTCATAGGGATCTGCCTTTTGTAAAAAGTCCGATATCTTATCAAGGTGTCTCATCTCTACCAAACCAATACCCAACATCAATTCTGATATTTCTTCAAATCTAGAAGACTGTTGGGTATACATAATGATGGCACTTAGTTCTGAGAACTTGGCATTCTTCCAAATCACATAGAACATATTAATTATCTCATCAGGCCATGGTTCGATATCCTTAAAATCTGGATAATCCACGGATTGGTCTGAATACTTGAGGACATCTATAAAAGCATTAGCTGCATCCTCTACTCTGTTTCCGAAAAATTGTAAACCTTTCATATCATTTTCTTATTTTATCCCAAAGGGAACCTTCAACTTCTGGTTCACCTTCAAGTAGTTGTTTATTCTTATATTTATATAAATACTTATTGTATCTTTCAATTGCTTTATCCGTATACATTTGTGCAATATCCGGTAACCCATTGCACCATGCAAGAGATTCAAACTGAGCATCGATGAAGGTCTTATAATTCCAGCCCTCCTCTTTTAGGAATTCACCTACCTTTGCAAAGTGTACATACTTCTCGGGTTGATTTTCATAAGACTCATATATACCAGTTGCCTTAGCAATCTTACCTATGAAATAATCATGTATCTCTTTAGTAAGTTCTAAATCTGAATGTTGTAATTCTATCTCAGCATCTATCTGATTAGTAATGTTCTCCTGCATGGATAATAACCTTTGCATAACATTACGATAATCAGTCATCCTCTTTAACCCAGTCTCAATGTATTTAATAAAACCTTCCCGGGTATCAAATTTGAAATCTTCACAGAAGTTATTACATACTTCTGCAAGCTTTTTACAATTTGCCCATTCCCGAGAATTACTTTCATTTATTTTACGAACCCCTCTATGCTTTAACTTTATACGAGTTGCATATAAAATATCAGCAACAAGGGCAGCATCCCCCTTAGATGCTAGTAAAATGTTATTAACTCGCTTAGTATTCTTATTGTTAGAAACTAAGACTGCTCTATGATTTATTGCCTCCTTTCGAGCAATAACAAAAAAAGCCTCAACTGGGAAATTATCTACCTCTAGGGTATTTAATATTTCCTCAAATTGAGACTTAGTTATATGGATAGATGGTTCACGCATAAATATATTATTTTATAATATAATAGGAACTCCCTATTTCAATGAGTTTCTGATTGATATCAATTCTTGATAACTTTGGTACCTGGTAGCATATACTAGCTTAAGTGTCTGACTTCTCCCTAAATCATTTACGTCTTTTCCGTCTGGTAAAAACACCACCTTGACTTTTTTATATGCAACAAGCTTGAGAGCCAAGTTGATGGCATATTCTTTTGCGTCTGGGTCCAACAATATAATAAATCTTTCGCATTGGGATTTAAGTAACTCATTGACTTGGAATGCAGATATAGCTTTGCCCATTGTGGCAATTGCTCTATCCCCAATTGTGAGAGCATTAAGTGCCCCTTCGCAAATGAATACCGACCGATACATCTCCAACGCATCATGATTAAAGATGATAAATTGTTTTCCCAAACCGGTGATGTCTTTGTCTGGGTTATTATATCTGGGTCCTTTGCCAATAACATTTCGAGCATTGTAATATCTAAGTTGGCCTTTGTAATAAAAGGGTATAATGAGGTACCCATACGTTGAGCCGCTTGTTCCATAGCCGATACCGTATCTTGAAAACTTCTCGAGGCTAAATCCGCGTTTCTTGATATATCCCCGAATGCTTTTTGCAAGTTGGCTATCCCCGAGCGAAATGTTTCTAAATCCCTCAGGGAGATATACTGGCTTACTTTCGGCAAGTTCGATTTTCTCTTCCTTAAACTGTAGTTCATCAAATTGGCCATTGTTCAAAAAATTAATTAGTTCATGGTACTCAGTAAATCCTTCTATATCCATTATTAGTTGAGCAGGAGAAGGATGGGCATTACATCTAAAACAATTGGTTCTATACATAGAAAGGTTAACTCCCAACTTATGTTCTCTCCCACAATAGGGGCAAGTTGGTATACGCATCCAGCCATGCCGGTAATCGTAACCTCCCAATCGTTTAATAAAGTATGTCCTTAGTCTAGATTTAAACTGATTGGTTATTTTCATACTCTCTTATAGCTTTCCTAATTACTTTTCGAAGTTTCTTTAAATCCTCTAAATCTAAATCATTGATACAAGTTGTTTGCCAACCATTATGAGATATTTCTAAAGACCATCTATCTTTTACTACCTCTACTTTCTTTGTTTTCATAACTGTTATTTAATATATTACGAATTACCCTATCACCAACTCCAAATCTCTTTCCTAGAACCCTTAATAAAGTTTTGTTTACTTTCCATTTAGTAAACCCTAATTGGATTAGTTCAGATAGTAATGTATTATAATAAGCTTTTACTTTAGGTATATCATTTAAGTTTAATTTACGATGTATATTATCCTTACCCATTACTGAAATCAGATTATTACCATCCCTGATAGATTGGTATACATTTTCTTTCTGGGTACCCCATTTTAGATTCTTATAATAATTATTATAAATATCGTTATCTAAGTGCATTACTACAGGTAAATTATTGGGGTTAGGTACATAAACAGTAGCTACTAATCTGTGAACAAAAATCTTTGTAGACTTACCATCCCTATAAAGGGATACACTATAGTATTTGGGACGTTTCTTTGGTATTAGTGGGGTAAACTCATTACTTAATTTACCCCTACTTCCTCGGACATATCTTGAATATACGCTCCCAGTTTTAGAAACGTAGTATCCCATAAATCCTGGTATATTATCTTTCATTATATATCTCCTTGCTTTTTGTTATATTTCTCTATATTAGCATCTGGGTTACTAGAACTTTTTAGAGAATTATCTAGTTGTTCTCCATATACCCTGTCATATTCTTTTCGTTGTTCTCTAGTAAATTCGGTACACCGTTGAGTTTCTGTAGAGCATTTAAAAAGAGCTCTACCTGATGGTAGACCATCCCTTTGAACCACTATCTCGGCCCTTAATATATCATCCCTTTCTTCTTGTTCTGTAGCATTTAACCCCATAATTACTTGAGCATTTCTTACTATGGCTATAGAACCAGATATATCATTTTCATCATATCTGGTTTTTCTATGTTTTTTACCCTCTCTAGTAATATGATGTGCAGTCCAGATTATATCAAGTTTCATTTCTTCGGCTAAGTTACTCAAGTCTATATATACATTAGATATCCTTTCGAAATCTTCTCTATCACCCGCTATTGATGCAAGCTTACCAGCGTAGTCAACCATAAGAACTTTAATATCGATTCCTTGATTACGAAGTTGAATTATCTTTTCCCTTATATAAGTGGTATTAGTAATCATTGCTGGTACACGCTCAACCACTAATTCAACTCCAAACCTTGCAAGTTTCCTTAAATGCTTTGCCTCAAGTTTATCATATTCACCCGAGTATAATTCCTTCTTGGTTTTATTAATACTGGATTGAATAAAACGGTCCATGATTTGTTCTTGGCCATTTTCTGTATCAATATATAATACTGACTTCTTCATTCTGAGATAACCTCTTGCAAGGTTTACCATAAAGAAGGTTTTCTTTGCCTTGGGTTTATCTAGTATCACATTAACAGAATGCTCTGGATAACCTCCTGCATTAGTTAGTTCATTCAACTGCCTAAATGGGCAAGGTATAACTGAAGGTTCTGATTGTCTTCTAAACTGTCTCTCGGTAATATCCCGAATCATATATAAAGGTTCATCTTCTTTCTTAGGTTTACTTTTCTGAAGTACCTTTTCAATCTTCCTCGAATACTCTTCGTATTGTTCGAAGTTATCCAAATCGAAGGAATCATTTAAGTTCTTCATCTCAACATAAGTAGAGAACTGATATATCTTTTCTTTTATATAATCAGAATCCGATAGGGGTATATGATAGAGATTACTTATTAGTTTATTGATATTAGGTATATCATCCTTAGTTACCAAATCCACATAGGTTTTGGATTCTAGTAACTCTTTTAATACTTCCTTTAAGATATTCTCGGAGGGCATTCTGCCTTGCTTCTTAAAATATTTTGATATACCTTCGAAGATAAGGGAGTGTTCTATGAGAACCAGGTAATTGGATTTAATCCTTTTGAGTACTAATCCCCCTTCCTTATCTTTTAAAACAAACCTGAGTATCTCGAACTGAAACTCAGGAGAAAAACTGAACTTGATGTTGTCTTTAAATTTCTTCATATCTATATTGCAATATTATATAAACTAATAGATTTTGATAGTACCGAGATAGTTCTAAGTATGTTGACATCTATCTAGAAACTACTAATCCACTACCTTAAGCTCCCGAATATTTAATATTATTATTTTATATAAGAAAAAATACTTATATTTGCATAACGAATATTTAAAAACATGGGAAAAAGTAAAGGAAATAACGGTTCAGAGCTTCATCGATTAAAACCTATGCAAGAATATGATGAAGCTACTTTCAACAGACTTTATAAAGTTTGTAAGCCAGTAATTAGAAACCTTACCAGACAGATTGATTATAAACGGTTTAATCTTACACCGGATATTATCCAATCTTATTTCTGGGATAAGATGTTATTTGTTTTCAACAAATACTATGGTGAATGTACTGAAGAACATCTTAAAGCAAGAATCCTTGCATCACTTAGTACATTCAAAAACAAATTGCTTCGTTCTGCATACGGAGAACAAGCAGAGTATAATCAAAGCCTCTTTAAACTTGATGACTTATTCGACAATGACAAAGAATTAGAGGATGATACCGAAGAAGAAAAAGCTAAATCAGAAATGCTTGATATGATGTATACATATATGAAGGATAAGCTTTCTCCAGATGCCTATCTTTTATTTGAGGTATTAATTACTCCTCCCCCTTTTATCAAGGAAAGGCTTGAAAATAGTACTCGAATAACTAATATAATGCTTATCGAATTTTTCGAAATGCCTAAGACTAATGAATCTATGAGATATATATCAGAACTTAGACAAGATATACAATATTGGGAAGACCGAGCTAAAGAAGAACTTAAGTATTAACACAAAAGAAAAGGGGCGTTTCCCAACGTCCCTCTCCCAATTAATTTTTACTACGCAAAACACAGATTGTAAACAAATGTTTACTCTTAAACAATACAAATAATACACATGAGTTTTAATACTACTAAATAACTAATAACAACTTTATGATGATATTTTTTGGATATATCGTAATGTAATAGTCGGTGGCAATTTTTCAATATCCAAAGTTTCTACCGAAGTTTCTTGTAAGAAAGATTCCCCTAGTAGGTTCCAGCTTACTACGATAGCACCATCTTGAATACCCTTGGTAGGAGTTCCTCTACCGAAATCTCCATTCAATCCCGTCTCCCTATTAAAGAAAGATTGAGGACGAACGTTCTCCCAGTTATTGGCATTATCTTGTTTACCTTTAGATACACCAAGAGCATGCCTATGCTTAGGAAGGTCATCACCTTTAATAGAGATTAAGAAATTACCCTTAGTTGGTGTATAGTAATCTCCGACATTCTGTAACATTACTTCATCCCCAATTTGAACACCTCCAGCTTGGTAACCAATAACTATTCTACCAGCTGCCTTAGTATATTCTGCCCAACCATTGGGTATTACATCGGTTTCCCAAAGAATAATAGAACCGATTGGTAAGTTAGCAGTACTCAGAGATTCAGAGAATTCTTTTCTGATAGCCTCAATTTGACTATCAATGTATTGCTTGATATTTAACTTAGTACCCGATTCATCTACTACTGGAAAGCCTGAATTTATCTGTTCTACTCTTTTCACTGATTCCCTCATCATACTCTGAGCAGCAGTAGTATAAGGGATTTCTTGAAACTTACCTTGATAGGGTACGATAGCAAAGTTCTCATTTCGTTTGGTCATTGCATCAGTACCCTTACCATATACTCCGATAAGAACAACGGAAGTTTTATTATTAGAGTAATAAGGGCAAGCACTCTCTACCATCTCTAGAAGATTGCTATAGGTCATATCGTAATTAGAATATACATCATTATTAATGATATCCGGTGTACGATTCTCTTCGGCAATCGGATAATAAATATCCAGAGACTTTTTAAACAAGGTGTAGAAGCTTTCGGAGGATTCATTCCAATAAGCTACAAAGTCTACTGGGTTATCTACAGGTTCGGAGATAGTAGTGTGTACTGCAAAGAGTAATACCTCTTCCGTTGAACCTTGGGTACCTTGGATGTTCTCAATAGTAATCGTTTGTTCATCAGATATAAATACATACCCATCCCTTGAAATACACCCAAAGTTTACATCTGGCAATTCTCCATCTTCTGAAGCCTTTGCCATATACCTTGCCATAATCCTATCCTTGATTACATTGGCATACTTACTTCCAGCAACTCCCTGAGGAGATACCACTAACTTGTTACCATTTATGGTAGCCGAGCCAAATCCACAGAATGGCCCTAAACCAGAAGGAGCAGCAATTGCCTCTGCTGCTTCCTTTGATTTAATAATACCTTCATACTTAAAGTACGTCTTCATTGTCCTTAGTATTTTTAAATTGATTTTTCTGTTCTGACATATCTTTAAATGCTTCACCTACATCCTTGAACTTGAGGGTTAACAATTTAAAGAGTATTCTCCATATACTATGCCGTTTCTTAATACCATGTATTTCACAGATGTGTCCATATATACTATCTATTTCGAAACAGTAGCAAATTACCATAACCGTTATTGATACTACTATTGGGTTCATCCCATAGGGTTCTCCAATAGCTTTACCAAGTACAGCACCAAGTAGAACATAGCAGATATAATCTACTATCTTGTTTAGAGTTCTTCTTCCAGCTCTAGATTTTCGAATTTCGATTTTCTGTAACCTACTTGCAGATAACCCAAACCATAAGTCTGATAGGATTAGAATTATTGCAAGGATTATCATCCATCTCAAATCATACAAGATTTGTGTACACTCTCCCAATATACCCACAGTGAATGTCTTGAATAAAGACTGAGTTGTGGTTTCTGTTATTCTATCGATTGTTGAATTTATCATTGTTCTACTATTTGCCAAGATTGATTACTGTAAGTTGTAATGGTAAATGTTTTCTCTGAGAGGTCATCATGTTCCCATTCTAACTTTTGAGGACTAACACTTAAAAGGTCTGCATCTACTACGGTGAACTTAGTTCTCTTCGAAGTATCTACCACTGATTCAAATATATACTCTCCAGCTTGTGCAGTTACAAATTCATAACCAGCACCACCTGCGTCATAAGTAGTTACTTTACCAACTTCCCTTATTCGACTATCGAAGTCAGGTTTATTAGAAGTACACTTGATTAAAGTAGATACTTGTTTAACATTCCCCTTTAGTTCTGCATAAGTAGGAGTACAAGAAATCTCGATGATTGTAGGATAATCTTCCAGTATTACTTGACATCTTAATGAAGAACCATCATCTGCCACAAAGGTATAAGTCCCAGCTTTGGTAAGAACAATTTCCTCATCAAGGTTATAGGTTTCCCCGTTCTCATCACAGGTAGCAGTACCACTTACATTGACACCATTTTTCATTTCCTCAAGATGGAACTTACAAGCAGACTTCTCATCCAGTAATTGGTATACTGCATAAGTATCATCTATCGGGTCTTCTGGTAATGCCCAGTTGGGTTCTTTCCAATGACTGTCTGTAGCATCCGAAGGTACTATCTTTAATTTATTCTGATATACTACTGGAGAATTATTAACTACCAAAGTAGTCTTAGCAGTAGGGTAAGCTACAGACTGGAAGGTATAAGTCCCTGCCCTATTTGCAGTATATACATAACCATTCTGAGCATTAAAGGTTTCCCCAGTTTCAATTACCCTTACTCTGTAATCATCCCCATTACCAGAAATACGTTGTATCTTTACTGTAGCTTTTGCAGAGCCATTGAATAATGTGACTGTTGGTGGGCTAACAGTAATTCTATATACTGCAGTCTTACCAGATACTACTTCGAATATACCTACACCTTCATCTGTTTCCCTTTTATCCAGTGTACATTTAAACTTATAAGTACCATAACTATTAGCAGTAAACTTATCCCCGTTCTTAAACAACTTAGTATCACCAATTAGCTTACAGTATAGTTCACCAGTAAATGATTCTGGATAATTAGATTCAATGGTAAGAGTAGTGGTAGCATCTTTAATACTTTGCTTATCCCCAACTCTAAATTCAGAAGGTGTACATCTTACCTTATATGTAATCTCTTCTCGAGTTACAACAAAGGAAGTTTGCTTTACTGGGAACTCTACAATCTCAAAGATGTAGGTACCAGGCTCTGAAAATTCCCAAGTTGAGCCAGAGACTTTCACTATATCAGTACCGGATAATCGTACATTACAGGTTTTCACGGTACCCTTATAGGATACGTTTGCCCTTACTACTGTACTTACTTTTAGGTTAGTAGGAGTTATCTTTCCAGTAATAGGGTCACAAGTAATAGAATATACTCGATTATAAGATTCTTGATTAACCGTGATTTGAGTTACCTTAGTAGGGTCTCCCACACTTCTAAAATAATAAGTACCTGCTCTGGGTATATTAAAAATGGAACCACTTTCGTGTTTAGTGTAACCCCAATTTATATTATCACTGGATATCTGATATCTTAGGTCGGCATTTATCCAATCTGAAGTTACAGTTACCTTTACCGGTACTTCATATACCTCTGAAGTAATAAGATTGGGTTGGTCCGGATTTACTAACTCAGCTTTAATTGTATACCCATCATTTACGGTAAACCCATATTGAATATCGAAAGATACATGATAGGGTATGAATCTTTTAAAGAAAGCCTCTACGGCTTCTCTAAATTTTCTGAAAGCTGCCGAGTTCGAAGTATATCCATGACCGGTAAGTCTAAAGGTTACCGGTATACATTGAGAACAATCGAAAGTATTATCATAGGTATACTTATCGTCATAATGGTAATACTGGTCAAAGTGCGGATTACCTTTTACCCAACCATCATAACTATCAGCCTTTGCAGGATCAGTTACTACGCAGGTTAACCCATACAGCCTCATCATTATTTCGAAGAACTCAGAGGTACCTCTTATTTTAAAAAGAGATATCGAATACTTCAGGATGTTTCTTACTTGAGTACTGGTTAAAGTAAAGGGTCCCTCCTTTGGTATTATCCAAAGCTTAGATAATTCTTGGAGTTTAGCATCGGAGTAGAACCCATTAAAGTACTCTGCCCATTTCTGTGCATCTATAGTGTTCCCATAAGCAAAGGGCATTTCTCCGAGGAATTGCCAAAGGAAATTGAGATACATATCCGGAGCCTTATCTATATCGATAATGTCCAAGATATTCTCAATATCCTTTGTAATGTAATCTTCAAAATGCTCTCCACAAATTTCTAGAAACCTCTCTAAGATGCCTTTGCCATTTACCTTATAGGTATCTTGAGCTTTATACTCGAATGGCAAAAAGTCGATTAGATTTTTGAGGTTTATCATTATACAATTTCTTTTACGGTTAAAGTCAATTGTGAAGCATTTTCGAATACTGGTAAATTAAAACCGGGGTCTTCATAGTCATGGTTAGGTTCTGATACTGTAATAGAATATCTGTAACCAGACTGATAATTATTGTTCTGAATATCCAAAGAGAAGTCAAAGCCATTAGCCTTATCTATTACCTGTATAGAATTACCTACAGTACCAGTAGCCATATACCCATTTGATACAGAACGTACAGTAAAAGTAGTTGATGAATTGAAGGTAATATAGTAAGTCATAGACCCTTTAGCCTTATTCAATTTAAACTGACCCAAGTTCAATTCTTTATTACCATAGATGGTAGTAGGCCAAGGTTTAATATAGAATTTAGTAAGGTGAAGGTAATCTACTGTTGATAAGTTATCTATTAAGGCATAGATATCTGATAACCTTACGCTTCCACCTATCTGAGCTTGCTCTGGAGAATAGGCATTGTATAATGCTGTAAGAATTTGAGTTTGTATCTCTGCAGTCTTATAAGACTTCTTACCAGTAACTTCCATCTCTAGAATAATCTGAACCTTGCCTGCAGATTTAACCTTCAACCAAGTAGTCATAGGAGCCCTTTGGGATAATAAATTATATACCCTATTAATTAATTCAGAAGAAGCAACTGCTCCACCATCTGGGCTAATATATACGGTAAGCTTTCTACCGCATTCATAATCGGCTTTAGCTTTGTTTACCCCATCAACTAACATAGCTAAACTTTCGAAATCCTCTTTGGTAATTGCTACTCCCAAAGTCTTTACACTCAAAGGTATATGTTCTTTGAGCATTGTAAAGTTTTCATAGTTTGAACCACCTCCGGCATCGTAAGCATTACTTACGGTAGCATCAGTAATTGAAGAAGAAATTACTGAAGGTACAGAAGTAATAGTATTACTCTTTACATTACCCTGAGTACCATTGGTTAAGTAGAATACCACATTGGTTATTTTTGCTCCTGCTGCAGGCTTCTTACCAAAGGTACCATCCCCAAACATTATATAAGGATTGAGTGCCTCATCTACGGAAACCATAAAGTGTTTGTCTGTAGGTTTGGATTTTGCAAATGTATCTACTAATACCCAAGTTTCCCCACCTATCTGTAATGACATAGAGCCTTGTTCGTAATACTTACCATTTGGTAGAGTACCCAGATGAATTATAACTCTATCTCCAGTGGGTATTACCATATTATTGAGAACGCTTGCAGTATACTTTTCATGTTGTATAATTGGTACTTTACAAGTGGTTACATTTGAATACCAAGTTACGTCTCTGGCAGATAACCAAGAATTACCACTAGAATCTGTAAATAAAGTTCCTTGAGGTATAGTTAATTTAGCTCCGATAGAATTACCAGTAATACTTCTGGATAAGATTACATCTACTGTAGCAGCAATTGCTGCTCGAGCATGATAATCTACCAAAGCCCCATGTTTAACTACCGAATCATACCTTCTTGCCGTAGATAGGAAAGTTTCCCTTGCCATATTATCTACATAATAGTGAAGTACTTCGGCAATTGCCGCAAACAATGAGAGGATGATAATTAAGATATTACCCTCCGAATAATCCGTTATGAGTTTCTGACCTTGAGGGTCTTTGAGTCCCATAAGGGATTCAACCAGCTTGGCCTTAATCTGTTGATAAGACCTCTGGTATGGGTTAAGCCATTTATTTGTGATTCCCATATTATTGTGTATTTAATGAATTATCCGAACTGTCATAGGTGATATCGAGGTACTGACTAGAATTTGTTCCATTTACTACATATGTTACTTCTAGGTGTATTTTTGCATCAACTCTAGTAACGGTGATATTTTGGAAGGTTATCCTTTGTTCCCAAGCACCTATGGCTTGTTTTAAAAACTCTTTAATTATAAAACTTAGGGCTTGTGAGTTTGGCTCCTCAATACATTGCCATAATTTACTACCAAAGTTTTCCTGTCGAAATCTCTGGCCTATCATGTAGTATAATATTGAACTTATATTATCTCTGATAAGTTTAAAATCCCCATTTACTGGGTACCAACCTCTTTCACCCTTTTCATTAGTTGTAAGTTGGATAGGATAAGTTACACCTATACCAACTAAGTCTGTAAAATAATTCTTTTCCATTAGTGTATGCAGGTTTTATCCTCATAATCGTCTACAACGAATTGTGAGAAAGGTTTAGTTGCTTGAGTTAGAGTTGGACCTGAAGAACCTGGTCCAGTAGTTACACCTGAGTGTACATGAGAATTGAACATACTGCGAAGTTGTTCTAGTTCTTGGATAGTTTGATTTAGTTTTTCGGTTAATTGAAAAATATTGATTACTCCACCATTTTCTCCAGTATTAAATATCACTGAATCGCCAGAAGATACATTTATATCTCCCTCGGCATTTATTACTATCTCTTTCTCCGAACGAACATTTACAGGCCCATTGAAATGTAAATTGAGTTCTCCGTTATCATCATCTATGACTATTAGGTTTCCTTCAGGAGTAACTATCCCCATTTTATTAGGACCATCTAATGGTTGAGGTATTTGGCTCATTCCCCAACCATGGTATTCCCAGAGAGGTTTAGTTGGATCTCCAAATTCAAAAGTAACAAATACCGTATCTCCCACTTTAGGAGCTAAGAATTTAAAACCTGAACTAATTGAACCATGTTGTCCTTTAGGATATGCCCAAGCAAATACTCCCCCCATTACCTCTGGAACACATACCTTTACTCTATTCATATGTTTCTCTACATCGTCATTATCAATAACAATGCCTCGATAAACAGAGTAATACCGACCAAGACCCTCTAAGCCTTCGTCGGTTATTATCTTTGCTGTTTCGTAACTCATACCCTTATTTTTCTACATAGATTTGACTTGCTATTCGCTTATGCCTTTTAGCTATGTCTCGGTATACTCGATTAGCTATGGCCATATAATTAAACTTAACCCCATAATCTTCAGGCACTTGGATTTGTTTAACTGATACCTTGCCCGGGATTAACTTACCCTTAGAGGTAACTGTATTACCTGTAGATAATACTATACCCTCTGCCAAGGCTTGAGGATTATCGGCATTTACTTCAGTATAATAAGCCTTCTTTCGAATAAACTCAGCTTGACCCTTGATATCAATTATGTCCCCCTTATCATTCAAGAAATGCTCATTGTAATATACCTTCTCATTATAAGTAAAGTTAAGATTAAGATTCTGAGAAGTACTTAGGGCTTTTTTATCTTGCCCCTTTTTAGTTTTAGCATTAGCTTTAGCATCATTAGCTACGATGTTTTGAGTAGATAAATCAGTTTTAGAAGTTACAGAGCCAGACTTGGAATTGTTCTTTACTAATTCCATATTAGTTATATACCCTTGACCGGCATCCATAGAATGAGTACACTGTTTTATATACCAAAGCCCTGACCAACGTTTCCCTACATTATCTATTCGGATTATTTGGGAAGTTGCTAGCATAGGTCTACCCACTACCTGAAGTTGACATACTAACCTTTTCTCAGTTTGCTTTAAACCACCATTGGCATTAGCATTAGCTGCCCAAGCATACTTATCGGCACCACCGTATCTACTAAATAAATTATGGTAAAGTTTATAAAGAGGTACCTTGAGATTTACCCTTTTCATATGTCTTACCTTAACCCTCTTACCATATTGACCTTGACCATAACCCTTAGTAGTATCAACTTCCATATCGGATAATACTTCAGTATAGGGGTCTTTCTTTAAAGCTTCGAAACCTCTCTCTGAAGCAGGTAATATTCCAGCTTGAAAATTGATACCAGAAGCTATACCCGCTCCTGCTTGTTTAGAGGTATAACCCTCTGGGTCATAATCTAAGGGGTCTACATACTCTTCTACCATAAATTCCATACCATCTTCATCTTCGAAAAGATACATTTCGCATTCTAATAGCTTCTTAAGATTAGCTTCTAACTCTTTACCATTTTTAGAATTTTTTAGTACTTGCTTAAGGGCATTCTTCTTATCATCAGGTAACTCGTTGGCTGCTTGATTAATGGTAGCTCGTACTTCTTCGGTAGACATTTCATCAAATCTCCTTTGCTTACCTGCTTCATAAGCACCTACTGGACCCACTGCTTCATATTCTTCTACTCTCTTTTTATATTCTGCAGTTTTTTCCATGTTATACTGAAGCTGAGTGTCCCAAGCATCCATTACCTCTGTAGGAGTAGTAGGATGACTTCTATAATCTTCAAACCCATTGCCAGTAATATTAGACACCATAAGGTTATCTACCTGAGCCACAGGAGGTCTTAAAGCTAATGGAGGTTTATCCTCTGGCTCATTTATATTAGTTGATAATACCGATAAATCTTTACTATCTGGGTCTAGAGATGGAGCTAATACTGCTTTAACTCTTTTAGTTATTTTCTGAGTAGCAAAAGATACTCTAAGTACTTCCCCATTCTCTCCTTGATATGTATAAGTACATACCGGTTCTTCATGGAATTTCCGATTATGTATATAGATAACACCATCCCTTGAATCCACATACCATGGCCCATTAGTATACCCTTTCATCTTCTGTTCTAATTGAACTAAGACGTTCTTGCCCACTAACCCAAAGTCACTATCAATTAAAGCTTTCAAGTCTTCTGGCATAGCTACTTCTGCTACTCCACTGTATTTGTTAGCATAGAGTACTTTACCAGTAGTAGTACGGGTACTCTCTGTGGGTACCTGTAGTGACTCGTATACTTTATTACTTATTATCTGTTGTTCCATTACTGAAATATTTCTATGATTACACCAGTAGCATTCCCACAACCATTGTCTAAATAGGTAGATAATTTATAACCTTCCATGTCCGAATGAACATAAGCAGGCTGATATCTTAAATCCCCTGAAGAATCAATGCACTTAATAGTTACATGAGTACCTGTAGAATCGAATACGGCTTCGAACTCTCTTACCTTAATTATTTTTATGGGCCCAGATATAAATTGGCCATCAGGGTATATATATCCCCATTGAAGACAAATGTTTTGGTTCTCTTGAATCTCGGCAATATCTACAGTATCAGGATTACCCGTATCGAAAGTAATGGTAGCCAAGTTTTCTTTTTCTTCATCATATCTATAACTCCAGGTACTTATATACGCTCCAAGGGGTATACCTGTAATGGGATTCATTATAGGCATACCTCCAAAATTGAAAAGGGCCAAATAAGGTTGACCCATTCCATTATATAATATAGGTTTCTGTTTAGCTGCCATAAGTCGGTATTCTTATTAGAGTTCCCATTTCTAATTCCTTAAAAGGATTCAGTATCTTATTAGCTTCAGCTATAATGTACCACTTACCAGAATCACCATAGTACCTGAAAGCAATGTTCTGCAAGGTTTCCCCATCTTTAACGGTATGTTGAATATCGTTAGAGGATTCCGGTACTACTGGAGGTTTAGCTTCTAAGGAATAATCCCCATCGTTATACTTCAGAGCATAGGCATTATTATATGGGCTAGCCCCCTTTAGATATTGGTTAACATCAATCATATTTAATACCCCCCGTCTTTTTAAGTGAATCAGAATTTATAAAATCTCCATAGGATAAGTTATATGCACTTACTCTCTTGAAAATTAATTCTTGAGTTGCTGCTGCAGGCAATAACCTACCATTACCAAAAGTAGCTGGCTTTCCGGGTACCCTTACTCTATAACCATTCTGGAAGTTCTTCAGAGTATAAGTTGCTGAAGTAAGAATGTAGTTGTGATTATCAAATATACCGGAATCCCCCCACTCAATCTTAACAATCGGAGGAGCAGCCTGGTAACCATTAGATTTAGACCATGCTTCTAATAACCTACATTTATTGATTACCTCTTCAGGATTTTCTGGGTCATTACAGTACCAAGACACATTGAATTGAATAATGTCTTCAGCACCAGTAAAGTGATACATTGGTACATTGCGACCCATTGATTTAATGGTGGCCCATGTGGTTTCTCCTCTAAAGTCTATTTCTGGAGGTCTATTCTGTAGGGTAATATATTGAGTGGGGTTAACAGTCATATTATATATCCTTACCTCATTCTGATATATAACATCTGCTTTAGCCTCGAAGTTTCTGTAATTAGTAGTATTCTTATTCCCCTTTGCTGGGTCTACTCCCTCACTCTCCTCTAATCTCGGGAATTGTAATTCCATTCTCCATTTAGCCTGGAGTTGTTTGTTTAGAATAGGGTTCTTAGACGATATTTGAGCTTCTCCGATTACTCCATTGGGAGTATAGAGTTTACCCTTTTGAGCATCATCTTTGGGAAGAGTAGAAAGAGTTCGATTGAGTAATATCCGAGCTCTCCATAGCTTATTTAAGGGACCAGTAAGAACACCTGCCGTATCTCTTGTAAGGTCATTGTATTTTTCAACAACCTTACCTGCTGCTTTATTTAATACTCTAGCCATAGTGTTTTAGTTTTATATTCCCATTACAAATGCAGCTCCAGTAAAATCTTGTTGAGAACCTGGAGCATAATCTCCAACTGCTTGACCATCTACTGAGATATTGATACGAGAATCTCTCATACCTTCTTTAATAGCTAACCTAACAGCATTAATAAATCTCTCTTCATTCTGGGCTCTAATGGTAGTTGGGTCTTCTTTCTCTTTATTCTGAGCTTCAGTATTCCTATCTACTGAATTACTAAGGTAACTAATACCCTCAATTAATAAAGGAAGACCTACAGTAATTGCTAATCCCCAGGGTCCACCGAGTAATCCCATAAGTCTACCACCTATAGAGGTTAAACCTTTTATAGCACCTTGCCTAGCCACTTGACTACCAACTTGGGCACCTGCTCCAGCTAAAGCCCCTCCAGCTAAATTACCCGCCATAGTAGTTGCTAATGGTACTCCAGGATTTGGTGTCTTAACATATCTTCCGGTTTTAGTGTTATAAAATCTACCAGCAGAATTCATACCAATACCGCTTGACATCATTTGGAGTTGAACCAGGGTTCTCATAAGGTTAACCATCCTTACCATGTGTGCTTCCATAATGGCAAACTGAGTATTAGTTTTTATTGCTGCAGCAGACATACCTTCAGTAGAAGCAGTAGCAATAGTTTGTAAATACCCAACAGACCTAATAATACCTCTTACAGTATTAAACCCTGCAACTATAGTACCAACTACTACTGCAGTAGCTCCTACCCTAAGACCAAAACCTCCAACCCAAGTTTCTGAGATATCATTGATTACCTTAACAATTTTATTACCAACATTTAAAACAGGAGTAAAGATTCTACCCAAAGCTGCACCTGCGGTAACTGTTAAGTTCTCTATACTTGATTCGAATTGGTCAATTACACCTGCATCGGTTTTAAGACGTTCTTCATTAAGTCGGTTTACTGCTCCCATGTTTTGGTCATAGGTAGCAAGTATCTTACCCATCTTATCTCTACCAGAAGCAATATCTCGAAGTACTGGAAGCATACCACGATTACCTCGAACTCCGAATATATTGAAGAAGGTTGGTGTTTCGATTCGTGAAGGTAAATCTACTGCGGCCTTAGCAAACTTCTGATAGATAGTGTAAAGATCTATAAGGTTACCCTGAGCATCGAAAAACTCATCAGGACTTAAGCCCAAGTCTGCTAAAGCGTTATAGCCTTTCTTTTTTTGATTAACAAGAGAGAGTTGTAAGTAACGAATCATATTAGCCAGAGAGGTACCTGCCATAGAACCCTGTATACCCATATCCCCCAATACACCGATGGCAGCAGCCGTTTGCCGAAGATCTACTCCAGCAGTTGCCATATCTGCTCCTGCATAAGATATGGACTGGGCTAAGTCTGTCAAAGATATATTTGCATTGGTAACTGCAGTATATAAGTCATCGGTTACTCTAGCGGCTTCTCCCATTGGGATTTGGTACATTGACATGATATTAGTCATCAAGTCAGCTACACCACCTTTCTGTCCCACTGGCATAGTAAAGATTGAAGCCAGCTTAGATGCTGGCCCAATCATTTCTTTAATAGCATCGAATTTATTACCTGCCATAGCCAGGTATCTTTGTCCTGATGCAACATCCGAAGCAGTAAGAGGAGTTATCTCATTGACATCTTTTGCCAATTGTAACATTTCTCTTTGTTCTGCAATGGTAGCACCAGCAATTTTCGAAGCAGTCCAAACTTCATTCTGAACACCCGCAGAGTATTTATAGGCCCTTGCCATTCCCCCTACGAGCTGCATTCCGAAGTCCATTGTATT